TTCCATATCTTTTCCTCATTTAGTTTATTGTAGAAAATAATTCTATCTATTTCACAACCAAACTTTGAAATAAAGAAAAGGGTTGCTGGTTTTGTTTTACCAACCTGTTCACTTATTAAAACAAATTCGAAATCGTCTTTGTATTTCCGATAAATTTCATTCAAATCTTGAAATGTTGACATATGAGTAGATGGTGAATGCCCAAAAATTTGCATTGCAAATTCTTCATATATGAATGACAGATATTCCTCATCTGTTTTGAACTTAAAGTGAGTTTTGAAATCAGGAGTATCAAAAGGTCTCACAATTTCAAATTGGAAGTCTTCATCCACCAACTCCAACTCATCAATGAAAAATTTTTGATAGATTTGTTCTATCTTACTAAAAGTGTCTCGTAGGACCCCATCAACTTCTATTGCAATTCTCATTATTCGTATTTTGTCAAGATTTTCGAAATTAGAGGATTTCTAACAATGTCATAATCCTGAAACTCGAATACACCAATATCATCAATGTTTCTGAATTTTTCAATAGCATCCCACAGACCCGAATGTTTTATATCTTTATATCTGTCAGTTTGTTCCAAATCTCCTGAGATGAAAAATTTACTGTTGTAACCAATTCTTGTTAGCAACAACTTCATTTGTTTTGGAGAACAGTTTTGAGCTTCTTCGAAAATAAGAATCGAATTATCAATGTTCATCCCTCTCATATATGCTAAAGCAAAAACTTCTACAGCTTCGATTTCTTTAAGTTTTTCTCGAGACTCCTTACCAATAATTTTATTCAAAAGGTAGTATGATGGGAATATATATGGGTCCAGTTTTTCCTCAACATTACCAGGTAGCGCGCCAAGTTTTTCTTCAGCCTCTACCGCTGGTCTAACAATTATTATTTTGTCATAAGGGGTTTCGGGGTCTGATAATAAATCCACAGCGGCTTTCATGGATATGTAACTTTTACCAACACCAGCTGGACCCGAACAAATTGTTATTTGGTTTTTATGTAAAATTTCATAGTAAATTCTCTGATTGTCAGATAAAAATTTTTCTCTTGTTTTCTTGGGGACAATTCTTGTAATAAGTTCTTTTTTTGTAAGTTTTTTTTGAAAAACTGTTTCTGTCTGACCTGATAATTTTGTTGTTTTTTTTCTCATATTTTGAAATTTTGGTTATGGAGTTGTAACTCCTCTTTTACTCACAACTACAGAACTCATTTTGTTTGCAAATTCTATCGATTGTGAGATGTCGTCAGTGTCAAGATATTTCGACACAAGAGCGGCGATGAAAGTATCTCCAGCACCACTAACATCAATTGTTTCTTGAGGTTTTGGAGATTCATAAATAATATTGTTATGTTTGGCACCCTTGGGTCCCAAAGTTATAACAAATTTGGCAAGATTTGAGTCAACTATGTTTTTGTTGTTATTATACTCATCCTCATTAAGTTTGATTAAAAATAGATTTGACAACTCGATTTCTGTTAAATCTTTTTTAGAATCTAAAAAAACTTTTTTATTATTAGAACTGATAAAATTGATGATTTCCGAAGTCAAAAAACCCTTGTCATAATCACTAATTATAATTGAATCATAAGAATCTAAATCCACTAAATCATTCATATCTATTTGATTTAGTTTTTTATTCTCACCCTTATCAACTCTTAGGAAAATATGGTTAGATTTACCTTCAATAAATCTGACTTTTTTTATTTGTTCTGAATTTGTTAAGTGAGTAATGTCAAGTTTGGCATTGATACTCTTTAGGTTGGAAACCACGTTACCAGACATTCCTGAATTGGAAGTAACATGGGTTGGTTTTAGAATCGGTACGGGAGCTTCAGGGGATAATCTTTCAACAACACCATAAATAAAACTATCTACACAAGTTTCACCTACCACTAAGATTTTTTTCATTTCTTATTATATTTGTTGAGGAGTAATTTCCGATTCTATCGAAGAATAACACTTGTTCACAATATTGTGAACCAATAACCTTCTTATCTCTGTAATCTGAACCAACAATTATATATTTTGGACCCCACACTTTGACCTCATTTTCCAACTCTTCATCCGAACCAAAACCAACTACACTATCGACAAAAACTAAACTCTCGATTAGAAATTTTCTGTCATTCCAAGTATTAATTGGTCGGTCATCTCCTTTGAAATTTTTGACACGCTCATCGTAATCCAATCCAACTCTAACTTGTCCCATTTTTGAGGCATATCGTAATAACTCGATGTGACCTCGATGTATCACATCGAAAGTTCCATTTACCCAAATTTTCAAAGGTTTTGATTGTCCCCCGGCCATATTCTATAAGAATCTGAATCAAAATGAGAAGTGGAAACCTCGAAAATTATACCATCACTCAATGCCTCTAATTGATGAGGTTGACCAGGTAGTTGACGAACTGTGTCCCCCTCTTTTAATTTATTTTCGATTACAGAGCCGTTTTCTGTATCTATCCATCGATAAATGAATTCTCCTTCTTTGACATACCAAGTTTCATCTTTCAAAAGATGATAGTGCATGGAAAACTTCATACCCTCTTTGAATACGAGAAGTTTCCCACAATAGAGGTCATTGTTTTCAAAAATAATTTCATGACCCCATCCTTTTGGGATGGTACAACTACTGGATTCTTTTGCGTTATAAATTATTGGTTTTTCCATTAGATAATATCCCTTTCAAGTTTTCCAAATTCTCTACGATACACTGTATTACCTTTGTCGGGACTTTCGTAGATGTAAACGTTTTCGGATTTGTTTTTTATAACCTGTTCTTCAATCCAACTATATGTTTTTTCCATACCTTCTCTAAGTGTTAACTTTGATTCCCAACCCACTTTTTCACGGTAAAGTTTGTTATCAGAGTTTCTACCTCTGACACCAAGAGGACATGGGAATCCATATTTATTTACGAATGTTTCACCCTCAATATTTTTGATTTTGATGTCTTTTCCTGATAAATCGATAGCAATTTGTGCAAGTTCGTTGATTGTTACCATTTCCTCAGAACCTATGTTCACTGGTTCAACAAAATCACTTTCCATTAATCTAAGAACCGCTTCAACACACTCATCAACATAAAGAAATGAACGTGTTTGTTGTCCATCACCCCAAACCTCTAATTGATATTCGGGTCTTGATTGACCCGGTATTTTGTCCCAATCGTTTACCTCTGCGGCTTTTCTACACATCGCAGCTGGAGACTTCTCTTTACCACCCTTCCATGTTCCTTGTGGACCAAATACATTGTGGAATCGGGCAATTCTTACATCCAATCCATAGTTTCTCTTAAATGCCAAAAACAATCTTTCTGAAAATAGTTTTTCCCACCCATATTCTGAATCAGGGTTAGCAGGATATGCCGAAGATTCTTCACAATTTGGATTATTGGGGTCCAACTGATTATGTTCAGGATACATACAAGCTGAGGAGGAATAGAAAACTTTACCCACTTTCTTTTTTGCCGATTCATGACAAACATTCAAATTAATCAATGCTGAATTATGCATCACATTTGCATCGTTTTCACCCGTGAAAATATAACCAGCTCCCCCCATATCTGCGGCCAGTTGATAAAGTTCATCAACACCTTCATCAATAACCAATTCCACTAACTTGGGGTCTGTTAAATCACCAACAATAAATTGGTCACAAATTTCTTTTTCATCGAAGTATTCATGTTTTTTCAAATCACAAATACGAACGTAATTCCCTTCAGATTTAAGTCTTTTTGCGAGGTGACCACCAATAAATCCGCCACCACCTAATACGATAATTTTTTTCATAATAATTTCCAATTTTCAGGATAAACATTTGATGTATCTAACACCATCGATGGATAAAAATTCTTTGGCGCAATTACGTTGTTTTTTTTGTTTAGAAAAGATGCCCACCATGAGAAAGTTGAGGCAAATGATGTAATATTATAATCACAAGATTTCATAAGGCTAAAAGTTTCAATATCATTAAAACCCTCTACAAATACAATTCTTTCGTCTTTGAAATGCCTTTTACACCAATCAATGTCACTCTCCAAAACATTCTTTCTTGAACCCCCAGTAAATAATAAAATTGTTGAATCTCCGGGGATTTCCTTAAGTGCATTTGTATAATAATTGTAAAGAACTGACCCCTCTGAAAAATCATTGGACCACTGAGTATCAGTTGGGTTTGTACCATCACTTACGTCTCCTCTTCTGACGTGTAATGAAACTGTGGTACCTAAATTATGTAGGTATTCATCAACTTTATCCTGAATTGAATTAATCATTTCAAATTCTTTGATAAGTAAGTCTCTGATGGGGGTGTAATAATTTGGATGTTGAAAGAATCCCATAAAGTCAGTGTTGTCTTTTACATCAAAAACATCGGTATCAAAAATTCGGAGTTGTTTTTCATGGAAATAGTTTTTAATATCTAAATTTCCATAGGTACAGGATGGGAGTTTGAAATTTCCCATGAGGCATTGTTGTCCGTGCCAATTTCTAACATTAATATCTTTTGGTAATACAATTTCAAATCCTGTTTTATTTTGGACTGACTTCAAAATTGCATATTGAAATAACTGATTTCCTAATCTTCCGTATTCTCCTAAATGACTAAAACTTATCATATTATTTTTTAGAATAATATAATTGTTTATGATTTTTGGTAAAGGTCCAAAAACATTTCTTGGTATTTTTGGACGACAGAATCTTTGGAGTTGAATTTTTTTACTTTATCTAAATCCATTTTTACTGTTCCGTCAAATAAACATTGGATAATTTTTTCCGCAAAATCTTCAGCCCCATCACACAAATACCCATTTGTTCCATCCTCAATTAAATCTAATGAAATATTAGTTTTTAATGAAACGACTGGTAAATTATTTTTTAAGGATTCTACAACCATCATAGGTCCCGCATCGGCAAATGTTGTTTGAGCAAAAACATCAGCAGACTGATAAGCATCAGATAATGATTTTCTATCAGGAAAATAACCCAATTTTTTATGTTCAAACTTAGTGTTTAATTCAACAGAATGTCCTGCAGTTAATACCATGATGATATCGTTATCTACTTTTGATTCGAGAATTTGTAAAACCTTTTCAAAAAAATCTAAACCTTTCCGTTTCGTTTGAGGTTGAGTGGTTCCCCATAGAATTTTTTTCTTTGCGTTATCTACAAGTTTTTTATTTGTTTCTAAAGTATCAATCTCTTCAAATGGTAGAGGGATAACGTAAGATTTCAAATTATTCAAAGGACTCACACTATGAATATTTTGAGAATATGTTGAGTGACATAATATTGTCGCGTTTACATTCGAAAAAAATTCTTTTCTTTTTTGGATATATGGACCAACAAAGTTTTGTGGGTTCAGTTCAGGATATGAATCCGAATTACCATATACCCAATGAGTCATGGCAGAGATAATTAATTTACTATTATTTCTTTCAATAATAGGACCTAAGATTTCATGTGCTAAGTCTGGACCTGTCATAACCAAAAAGTCATGAGGTGGAATATCAAACATAAATTTGGTAATGTTTGTTTTGACTGTAAATTCTCCGTGATAATCCTCTGGGTCAGGTCTAAAGACACTAAAAGAATGTGACCCAACTCCAATAACCTTGATTTCCAAGTTTGGTATCATCTTTAAGGTTTTGTAAAGAATATAATTACCACTTGGTGAACCGTGATAGTCAAATACTCCCGAAATAAATAAAACCTTAAATTTCATTTTAGATTTTTTTGCAGTTTTTGAATACTGTGAAATCAGTCAAATCTCTATATCCATTATGTTCATCTAAATCAGGAACATTCATGGGGTAATTTTGCATAAGTGCCAATCCGTGTGATGCTTGTTGAGGGGTCATATACATGTTCCAACCAAGCATTTTGATGTCATCTTCGTGATATAAAACCTCGTTTCTACCTTCATAACGAGCTTGTTTGAACCATTTAACAGCATCTTCACTGTCTGTAAGAATCATACCACCCTTACCTATTTTGAGGTGTTTTTTTATGTGAAATGATAAACACATAAAACTACCAGGGATATACATATCCGAGGTAAATCTTTTAGCCGAATCATAGATTGGGTAGGGTTTAAGTTGATATATACCTTGCCAATTGTTTGTCTCTTCTGAAGTGTCAAAAATCACTTCTCCACCTGAGTGGATAATTGATTGTGGAACAGATAAGTAAGTTTTAGATGGAATAGTTACTTGTTGTACTTCCAAATACTTACACACTAAAAATAATGCGTTGGTACAGTTATCGACTGATATTGCGTAAGGAGCTCCTGTGTAGTCAGCAACTTCTTCTTCAAATTGTTTTACAATTTTATATGGGTTTGTTTTGGGTTTTCTAAGATTCATAAAGAAAAATATAAAAAGTTTTCATCTTGTTTGTATAGTTTGAATCCACAAGACTCAAACACTTTTTTACTGGCAACATTATCTACCATAACTTTTGCTAAAACATCTCTATTTTGTTCAACAAGTTTAGATATCATAAATTTACCAATACCTTGTCCATGGTAGTTTGGATTCACAGCAAATCTGATGTCTTTGTCTACAACACCTACAAATCCAACAGGTTCTCCGTTTCTCAAACAAATTTGATAGTCGTTACCAAATTTATCCATGTAATTTTTTTGTTGTTCAGGAGTAATAGATACCTGTTCAACAAACCCGTGTAAATTCTTCGGGTCAGTTCTGAGTTCTCTGATAACTTCATAATACTCAGGTGCATTCAATACTAATTCTAAATTTACCATATACAATTCTTTTCTAGATAAAACCTACCTTGTTTCATCCAATACTCTTTTAGGTATTCTCTACTTCCTTTCCATCCTTCCATTTTCATAATTGGATTTAGTGTACTTCCCATATCTAAATAGGTGTTGTTGGGAAACTCACGAAATAACTGATGGATTATTAAATTTGACAAGCTGGCGGCGGAAACCAAAACCAAATGGTCTCGAATGTCATTTTCTGAAATATACTTTTTCAAATCATCGATGATTGAGACATCGTTGATAAAACAATTAGTACCAACTCTGAAATCTTTTACGATATCAAAACCTAATTGAGATATATCGGCGGATTTATTTACAACGATTATTACTTTTTTTGTTTTGAACAATGGTACAATTCGTTCTAAATATTTTTCATAGTTTCCGTTAACAAACAAGTTTGACCAAGTCATGTATTCACTATCACCACCTGCCATTTCCATTTGAAAATCAAAATCAGATTGTGATACACAACATCTACAGGATATACCTTTGAAATAATTTTCTTGTTGGTGTTGGAGAGAGTCAATTAACATCTGCCTATTTTCTGAATGGGTTTCAGGATGAAACTTTTTTTGTTCTTCCTCATTGTATCGACCCATACCTAAATTGTTGCCAATGATATAGTGATTTTCATTCAGTTCCAATCTTTTGTTTTGTAGAATAAACAATTCTCCATCAGAAAATCTTGTGAAAGCAAAATTCTCACCATTCGATAATTTTTCTCGAAATAATTCTAAATGTCCTTCAAACGTTTTCATCTATTTTTCATCAATTGGAATCCTTTATTAATATAATTGACAAAAGTATCGGACATAATTTTCAAATTGTCAAAGTTCATCGATATAGCTGCAGAATCTTGTCCGATGGACCATGCAGTCATTGGAATACTTCCCCATTTATCAACTTGGTTTTTGGGGTGTGGAGGAACAAAAGTTTTTTTACCAAGGTACTTTTGTAAAGTGTATGAAAAATGCATGTCTTCACCAACTAAAGTCGATTGTTCAATCGAGGGTAATTCTCTCCAAAAAGTTGATAACCACTCTCGTCTAAAAAACCATGCGTGACCAACAATATCCACTTCTTCAACCTGTTCGTTCGGTTGTGCCCAACCATGTCTGACATGAGGTTGATAACCTGTCTCAGATAAAAATTTGACACCAATAGTCCCAAGTAATCCATCGTGAGTTTTAATAGTTTCCAAACAATTTTCTAACCACTTAGGACCAGGGATTGTATCGTCATCAAAAACACAAATGTACTCGGTCTTAGCATTTAGTGCAAAGGCAAATCGAGCCCAAACTCCTAAATTCTTATTACAAGAAGCGTGAGTAGTCTGTGAGGTCAATTCTGATTTGAAATCTTCTCCAAAGTTTTGCCACAAAAGAATTTCATCAGGTTGAACTGTTTGACGTTTTATAGCATCAAGTTGTGTCTTCAAGTGAGCACCTCTTTTATATCCATTTAAGACCACTGTAACACTCATAGTTGTTCTAATATTTTAATAATTTTTTCTGATGAAAATCCGTCACCATACGGGCATTCATAATCTACTTTATAATCATAAATTAGCCTGTCAAATAATAAACTTAATTCATTGTGGGTTGGACACAAATAGGAATGAATATTCAATGACTCAGTTCGTTCAGTAACTTTACGACAAACAATTACTTTTTTGTTAAAAAAAGACGCTTCTTCCTGAACCCCACCACTATCAGAAATTAATAATTTACATCGTTTCATTGTTTCGATAAATTGGTCATGGTTCATGGGTTCAACAACCTCTACATTTTGTAAAAGGTGTTTGTGTTTTTTTACCATTGGATTTGGATGAATTGGTAAAATAAAACGAAGTTCAGGGTATCGACTGGCAATTGAATCAATTTCTTTGAACCAATTTCCCATTTCTTCATGGTTTTCGCGTCTGTGTAGGGTTACTAAAACTATATTATCGTAACTCAGATTTTCCTTGTCTAAATTATCCAATACGGTATTACCGACAATATAAATTTCTCCACCCACTTTTTCATCATGTAAATTATTTGCATTTGTGACTGTAGGACATAGGTGAATATCGGCAATTCTACTCACAAATTGTCTGTAAGACTCTTCAGGATATGGATTCATTTTATCATAGGTTCTGAGACCGGCTTCTAAATGAATAACTTTGATACCTCTATGGAAAGCGGCCAATGCAAGGGCAAAGGCCGATGCGGTATCTCCTTGTACTAAAACATAATCAATCCCTTGTAAACACTCATTAATTCCGTCAGAAAGTATTGATGATACAATTGTGTCAAGTCTGTTGAGTCCGTTCTCAATATCAAGTTTGAAGTCAAAATCTCCCAAAACAATATCTTTGTGTTGGGCAGTGTACAAAACTTTGTGAGGAATATTACCAGAAAGAGATATCAATTTTTTTATCTTGATATACTCGGGTCTAGTTCCGTAACAATATAAAATCATAATTAGAAATGGATTGATATCCCTTCGGGTTTAGACCCTTCGGTGTAGAATTTTACCCTATTACCAAAATCATTTGATAATTCCGACAAAAGTTTTCTGTCATTCAAAATGTAATCACACTCAATGATATTAACAGAATACCCGTCATTTAATAAGTCATACATTAATCTCAATTGTTGTGATTCAACCAACATATCAGTTCCCTTTTTATAGGTTATATGATTCATAACAAATGGTACATTTTTGTCGGGATTAATTGTTTCCCAATGGTTTCTCAAGAATTGTGAGTGACTTTCATTGAAATCATCAACTGCGTATGGAAGATTTACTTTGAGTCCTAAAGCTGATGCAAAGTGACCTAAAGCTCTATTATCTCGTGGTAAACATGGTCCACCAAATCCAAAACCATAATTCAAATATTTGAAACCAACTCTCGAGTCATTACCTATTGAATGTAATACCAACTTAATTTCATCAGACAAACCAGCGCTTGTTAGAATTTCACCAATCAAATTGGCATAACTAATTTTGGTGGTTAGAAAACAATTTATTGATATTTTTGTAACTTCCGCAGCCATTGACGACATTGAATTAATCTTAACAGGTATTGTTTGAATTTTAGAATATATCTTAGAGAGGGTATTCACACTATTTTGATTAGTTGACCCAATCAAAACCATATCGGCCTGTTCCAAACCTTTGATAATTTCACCTTGAGCTATGAATTCTGGATTGTAACAAACATCAATATTCATTGGATTCAAAATATCCATAATTTTTCTTGTATCACCAGGATTGGTTGTGCACCCAATAACAAATATTTTTCCAAAAACAGGTATTTCGTTTTCAAATGCCCAACCCCAATCATGCACAACATCCATTAAATACGTAATGTCGTATTCACCAGTTGGTTTAGAAGGAGTTGATACAAAGGTGTAAACAACATCACATTGTTCAATGACCTTCACATTATCTGTTGTTGCAGAAAATTTTGTGGTTTTTTGGAGTAACTCCAACACACCAGGTTCATTGGTCTGAATTAATTTTTTATTCAAACCATCGATGTAATCTTGTCTTACGTCTGAAACTAATACATCAAACCCTGCTTGTTCACAGAGTAGTGCAAAAGTTATCCCTAATCGTCCAGCACCAATAACTCCTATTTTCATACTCTGAAGGTAGGTATTGGTCTCATTTTATGAATATTTTTTTTGTGCCAAGATTCATAAATTTTCATAACTTCATTTTCTTTTGAACTGAATTCAGTTTTGTATTGACCAATCTCCATTGCCCACTCCAATTCTTCGTATGATGCTCCAATTTGGTCTTCATCACTTCTGCCATCGGACCACAACCCATCTGTTGGTTTAGCATCCAATATTTCTTTTGTTACTCCAAGATACTTGCCAAGTTCCCTAACTTCCGTTTTGTATAAGTCGGCAATTGGAGATATATCAACACCACCATCACCATACTTTGTAAAAAATCCAACCCCATAATCCTCAACCTTATTACCTGTCCCAACTACAATTCCGTTTTGAGTTGTTGCTAAGTGATAAAGTGAAATCATTCTGAGTCTTGAACGAACATTTGCACTAGCTAATTCACTAGTGACGGTCATCGAAAGGGTGTCATCAAGTAATTTGAAAACCTCACTGAGTTCAATTGTAGACTTGGTGACATTTTCATATTTGTCTTGAAGTATTGAAATTAGGTTGTTAGCTCGAATTGTCTCTTCAACATTTTGACGAATTGGTAAAACAACTAAGTTTGTTGGTAATCCTGTTTCAGCGCAAAGAGATGATACGGTGGCACTATCGATACCACCTGACACACCAACAACCAAAGATTCGATATTGTTGGTGATACAATAATTTTTAATCCAAAGAACAATTTTATTGGATAGTTCTTCGTAGTCTATAAAACGGTTCATGAGTTGATAGTTTGTAAATAAAGTTTATGTATTTGATTTGTAACGTTCTTCGAATCAAATTTTTCAAGTTCAGATTTTGTTGGTGGTTCAAATAATGTTTTCTTGTTGATGTGTCCTGAGGAATCCACATCGTAAATCCAAGAAGGTTTACCACAAAACCAACTTTCGATAGTGGTTCTACCCAACAAAATTCCTGCGGTGTATTTTACCCTGTTGATATATTTCTCAGTATTCCAAGTTGGTTGTAAATGTTTTACGTGAGAGTTTTGTAATAGAGAATCCAAATAATCTGACTTATTTTCACCAAGGAGCCATAATTCTAAATTTTCTGTCCGAGTTTGTTCGACCAAATCTTTGATTGAATTTTCTCTCAAATAATCAATCGTTCCTACAAATAAACAGGCGTTTTCTTCCTTTTGGTTTGAAGAACGAAATCTATCTGAATCAACTGGATTATACATTACTGAACATTGAGATTCATCTATTTGGTAAACATTTTCAATATGTTCTTTAATTTCAGGTCTAATACAGATATAGTGTTTGATTGAATCGTGGACAACAGGTTTTTCCAATTCAATTACCTCCGAGTGTATTGTGCTGATTTTATCAATTTGAGGGTACAGATTGAGAAAATAATTTGTTATCGGTTCATGTTGTAGGTGAATAATATCAAAACTAATATCTGACACACGATACATGGTATTTGGTATTGAAGGTCCGATTCCGTTTGGACCCTCTACTAACCATTTTCCATCCCCCATCTTATAACCTGGAGGTTCCGATGTTGGGAAAACTTTTATACCGACTTTTTTCGCCATTTCTGTGAGTGGTCCTCCAATTTCTGAAACCACACTAACATCATGACCCATTTTGACCAAATTTTTCGACAATTCAAAGATATAAACTTCCGAACCAGTAAAGTTTTTGAAAAACAAACAACCAATTAAAATTTTTAATTTATCCTTATCCGTTTTTTTAATTTTTACTGGAAGTAGAGATTCAAATTCTTCGGCAAAAAGTTTTCTATTGGCATCCCATTGTTCATTAGTCATACCAATGGACTTGTGGGTAATTTTAATGTCGAATACTACCCCAATTTTTACTTGTTCAATGAAATTTCTAAAACAGAAATTAACATCGTAAAGGTGGAACCCTTTTACATTCTCATCAAAGTTTTTCTTAATTCTATTTTTGTGTAATGCAATAAATAATCCATCAACTAAGACAGTTTCTTTGATTGAATTACCCAAGTTATCCGAGTATTTTGAGGTCCATTTTTTACCTTCATGTTCGTGGTTAACAATACCTATCATTTTTGTTCTGTCTTCCCACCACATTCCACTCTTAGGTAGTTGAGTACTGCCAGCTACACCCAAAATCCCATAATCGGACCTTTTGAAGTGGTTCATAATTTTTTGACCCCAATTGTTTGAATCAAAATAAATGTCGTCGTGACAAAGTATTACAATGTCAAATGTAGATTGCTCTAAGATTTCATTGTAAACCTCGGTTAGTGATTTACCATCAGGATTTACTACTTCAATTATCTGGGAATTGTGGACACCGGAACTTTTTCTGAAATATTCTTGTAGTTCAGGGTTTGTTTCTCGGGTACTATAAGCGATTGTAATCATTCGAAGACTTCAATATTTAATTTTTTCTTTGTCATTTTATTCCATTTACCTTCATACCGAGTTGCTCTAACAATATGGTTATCAATCCAGTGGTAATTACCTCCACGAGGTTTATTCATTAAAAGGTTATGATAGAAATAACCATGTTTTTGTAACCATTCTTCAGTTACTTTACGATGACTTTCGGTTCTTGAAGTAAAGAAAGTAATTATGTGACCTTCACTATACCAATCATTTATGGTATCGACCGACCCTGGGTAGGGTAAACAAGTTTCCATTCTCCACGGTTCTTCATTCGGAACGTCGTCAGTTATCGTACCATCAATGTCAATAAGATAGTTTTTCAAACCATCCGGCAATACTGGACTAATTGCATTACCATTATATTCCTGTTGACCCAAATCCATTTTCTCCTCTATCTTTTTCGCTTAATTTATCAGTTTCTGTGAAATTAATCCATCTACCATTCACCACGGGACAAATACATGCTTGAGCAATTTTCATACCCGAATGGATTTGAATGGTGTCGTGAGTTGAGTTATACAGAATAACTTTAATCTCACCGTTGTAACCTGAATCTACAGTTCCTGGTGTATTTAACACAGTAAGACCTTGATTTAGAGCTAGTCCGCTCTTTGGTCTAACTTGAATTTCAAAACCTTCCTTGATGTCAAACTTAAGTCCTGTAGGCACTAAAGCTCTTGAGAGAGGTTCGATGAAAGTTTGTGTTACTGAGTATAAATCAAAACCTGAATCTGTAGAATAGTTGTATTTTGGTGAAACAGCGTTAGGGTGAATCTTTTCGAACTTGACAACCATCCTTGGTTGTTTTTCATTGAATGAATCTTCAAGTTCTTTCAAACTGATTCCGTGTGTTTCTTCGAAATCCATTTCTTCTGAATCAGGATTTTCACCCATTTCATCATGAAGTTGACGAAGAATATTTGACAATTCTTCTTGTAGTAAATTTATCTCGTTGTTTAGTTCCATCTTATTGTAATTCTTTTAATTTTTTCATAACGTGAATCAAAACCTCAACATCACGCTCACAGTATTCAACAATCAAGTCAAGTTGGTTAAACATGTAATATGCCTCGTGAACTCTGTTTCCTGTTATTTCACCCTCTTTTGGTGAAGGAACCCCCAAAGCAGCACACATCAACTCTAAGGATGAAAGTGCAAAGTTGTTACCCATTTTCCAAATATCCATAGTATCTATTGCTTTTACTTCCCAAGGTTTTGTGTCATAACCTGGTAGTAAGGATGATGGTTTGATACCGTTTATTACCATACGTTTTTGTATTGTTGGAATATCAAACATCTTGATGTTGTGTCCACACAACCAAAAATCCATTCTGAATACTTTATCCATCAAAACATTAACATCTTTGAGTAACTTTTTCTCATCAGAATCCGAAAATGTTTGTTTATGTATTTTACCATCAGGAGTCATAAAGGCAAAACTAGCACAAACAATACGAGAAAATTCTGGTACTAAAGCCGCCCTGTTGAAATAAACTTCTTCTTTGGTAAGACTAGCGTCCTCAGGGAATCTTTTAAGAAACCAATCGAAGTAGTTATGAAATTGTTTCAGAAGTGCGGGATATTTTTCAGAAAGTTCCGCATAATCTTTAGTGATTCCAACTGTTTCAATATCAAAAAACAAAAGTTTATTAATTGACTGATTAATCATGAATTATTTAATTAAAGATTTGTAAAATTCAGCTCGTGTGTCAGTAACTTTATTGATGTCGTAAGTGTCTTTCACGGTTTCATACAAACGTTGACCCAAATCAAATGCCCAATTCGGGTTATCTACCAACTTCTTTGAAAACTTAAACCAATCACTATGATTGCTTTTTTCATCAACCAACAATGCGTTACCATTAACAAAATTTCCTTTGTCCAAAGAATGGGTAAGGTCCAATGTGTAAGGTCCAAGGTTTGATGCAATAAGAGCTTTTTTGTAGAAACCAGCTTCGATTACTTTAAGTTGTGACTTCACTCGGTTGAAGATATGATTTTTGATTGGTGCCAAAGATACGTCAAATTTTGCATAGTTTCTTGCGTATGCTTGAACAGGTCTTGTCCATACTCGACGATAAAACTCATCCGCGTACTTTGAATCATCCTCTTCTTTGAACCTCATTAAGAATTCTTGGTATTCAGGAGAAATCAATTTGGAGTTGTGTGTAAAAATGTTTTCATATTTGAACCAAACCGTTTCTTCAGGTTTGATTGGTCTTTGTTTTTGTTCTTTGGTCTGAGAATTGATTTCAGTTACCGTACCTCTTGTATCAAACCCACACAAAAACACCTGAGATTTGTCTTTTAACTGATACATTCTTGAGAACATACTCTCCAACAACATAATGTCGTGAAGGTGTGATGAACCACCCAACCATCCAAATCTCAGTCGGTCAGATTCTACAGTTGGTTCTTTGAACTGAGGTTCATTTGGATTAATTGCGTTAGGGAATACCACTACGTTCTTGTTGAATTTTCTAATTTCATCAGCAAAAAGTGGTGTTGTAGTTGTCACATAAGAGGCAACCTTAAGATTCTCAATAATTTTTTCATGAATTCCATTTACTCGAACTAAATCATGAATTGGGTGTTCTTTACCAGGTAACCAATAATCGTCCAAGTCCATGATGGTTATAATACCCATACTATTGAGTACTTGCACAAAGTTTTGAGTGAATTCGTAGTTGTTTGCGATTACTCGGTGGAAATGAACAATTTGGTATTGAGTCCAAAAGTTGTAATCATTTTGAGGGGGGTCAAAAACAATGTCAACGTGGAAATCGTCAGGGTATAAATTTTGTAAAAAAATGTGAGGGTCTACCGAACGAAATTTACCAACTCCTGTTTTGTCAGATGGTAATACTAAAACTTTAATTTTTGACATGAGAATATTTTTCCTAAAGTATAGGAAAGGTCTCAATCAAAAAAAAGTTAGTTTTTCATTTTTTTAATTTTTGTTACAACACCCTCAAATACGTGTTGTCCAACTCTGAATGAAATTTGTTCTTTGGTTTTTTGAGTTGACTCAGAAATCATACCTTTTTCAGTCAAAACCTCTTCGATTGTCTCTTTAATCACTGATTTGAGAAGGTTAATATCAAAATTGTTTGATTGATATTGTGGTTGTTGAGGTTGTGATTTTTGTGAGGCTATTTTACCAGCAGCATCAGTTTTCATCAATCTTGAAGCGGCTTGGACCAATTCGTTGCTGAGAACACTTCCGTTATTGGAATTTGGTTGTTCAATTGGATGCTCAATCATCAATTTTTTGATGTGGTCAGGAAGTTTTGAATTTAGAATTTTGTCCTTGACAGGAATGTTACTATTTTCTTGGACCATCTGTTGTGGTGGTTGTCCCATAAATTCCTGTGGAATGTTGTAAGTGGCTGGTGGGGAATTAAAACTCTCTACCATGGGAGTATTGAAATTCCCTGTACCTACCCCTCCTCGGGGTTTTTTATCGTGGACATTCATTATTTGTTTTGCCACCATTAATTTTTGCATCAAATCGTTATTCATCAGGCTGCTATTGGTTGATTATCAAATTTAGCGATTGTTATTATCGAACTCATACCTTTGTCACCACTAAAGTTATAGCCTGGATGGGGTTCTGTAAAGTTCTCACGGGAAAACTTAAAAGATGGCATTTTATCAAGTCTGAATAATCTCCAACCAGGTAGAGGTTGAGAACCTATATATGCCGTGTGGGATGCTCCCGTTCTATCCCAAGCTCTTAAAACCAAATTACCCGCCTTTGACCTACCTAAAGCAACTGGTTCGATTTCTCTAATTCCTCGTCCACCAGGTTCATCTCCTTCATAATTTACTATGCAAACAATCTTATTATCGATGGCTTTTTTTACATCATCGATTGAAGTTGCTTCAAATAGTAGGGATTTTAGAGATTCTAAAAGTTTCATTATACTTCTCCTTCTACTTGATATGGTTTGTTAGGTTGGTAAGCATTAAATTTGATGTTCATTTTTCTTTCAAAAACATCTACCGATGTTCCTGCAGCTTCATTGTAAACATCCAAGAATGTTCCAGTTCCTCTACCAATTGCGTCACCATCACCAACTGCATCAGGATTGGTTGAGGAATATTGGTTTCCTTGTTGGTTGTAATCGTTTTTAACCAAATTTTTCTTTCTTTCAATTTCTGCGATAGATGTCAATCTATTTACAGGTTGTGAAAAGTCTAAAGGTAATTGTTCCATTTTTTACAGAATTTTTGTCATTAGGTCGTTTATTCTTTTCAAGCTTTCTGTTACTTGAAGGTCATATTTTTCAATGGCTTTTTTCTTAGCATCATCTTTAGATAGATTCATACTTGGATTTGAATTATCCATTTTTAATTCTTGATTGTCCATCATACCGGTGTTGTTTCTGATTTGGTTACTTGTCGACAAAGATTGTCTAGCACCTGAGAGGATACTATCAACAAATGTTTTCATTTTATTTTCACCATTGAGTATGAAAGGAGCGTCTTGAGGAGTTCCTGTGTAGTTATCAAAAAAATTTTTAATCCTTTTCAATTCAGGATAACCTATTGAAACCGCACTTTGTAATCTCTTATTTCTATTAAACCCCTCAGTGTTCGAATCAATACCTTTCAATTTTCCAAAACAAACTTTCATATGATTTCTCATATCCTGTGGAAAGTCCCAAGATTTGTTATAAAGATTACTGTTCATTTCTAATCAATTTAATAATTTCAGATTTACTAATACCACTCTTTTCAAGTTGTTTTAGTAAATTTTTGAGATTTTTTCTTATTAATAAAGGTAAATCATCAACTTTATTGAATTTGTCCTTTTTTTGAATATCTGAATCTTTTGATTTACCAACCAACAAATCCTCCAACATACCCATCATTTTTTGACGTTGAACCTCTGTAATTTTTTTTTCAACCAATCTTTCTTGACCTTTCGAATCTAATTTGGGTGATTTTCCAAAAGTTGCACATCTTTCTTCAGCATTTTCAACCTCCAACTCATTTTTCATATAAACCACACAATCTTCATATGTCATTCCTGAGACATCTTCATACCCAAAAGCTCCTGACAAATCCTCTTCACCAAGAGTAATTGTTTCTTCTTTTGATTCACCGTAATAAACTCGATAACCTCTTTGAACAGGATTTCCGGCCTGTCTTGTTGAAAATATAGTTTGGTCCATAGTTTTTTGTGGTGACATTTTTGGGTCGTGGATTGGTATTTTCGAATTTGCAAATGAACCATCATAATCAATTAATTCATCAATTTCTTCTTTTTCAGGTGAGATTTTGTCGATGATTTTTTTAATGTCGGACTTTTTGAATTTTTTCTTTGATTTCATTACTTTTTCGACAAGTGTTAAAATATTTTTTTCTGACGACAAAGGTAATTGTACAAATTCATCGGTGGTTCTTGCCTCGGTTAGAGTTGAACTTACATTGTAATATAAATCAATTGAGCTATCCCTTTTCTTCAAAAAGAAATACGTATCATTTGTATAATATTCAACACCAAACTTAATCATAAGATTTTTTACATATAAATACCACAACAAAAGTATTTATCACATATGGCGTATCAGAACATAAATCAGTATGTATATAATAAGTGGTATTTGAGTCCCGTTAGGGAGGTCACAGATATATCATTGGCCTCAGATGAGTCCCAATTTAACGAAGAAGTTGTATTTTCAACAGACGTTATTGGTGCCTCGAATGGTAATGTAATGCCAGTCAAAATTGATTTGAATTTTTCAGGTTCAAACCAAGGATTCAATTTAATATATCAAAACTATAATTTTGATAATATTTTGATTTCTTCAAACTACTATAATCCATATGACATATCTTTGGATTGTTTCTCTTCTAAAACTATTTGTGATATTGGTTTAACAGGTACTGACAATGGATTGGTAACAGGTATGACAGGTCAGTCTATCACTTATATGGAGGGTTTACTTCCATCGGCAGACAAGTTCAACAGATTGGATTATGATAGAAGATTCAAAATGCACCAAGTTACAGGATATACTTGGAATCCAAACGAAAGATTTTCAGGTGTTACTGCAGGAACATATTATAACATAGTTTCATACACCGCAAACACAATCGGAACATACCATGAACTTTATGGTGGTTTTTATCAAGGGTTTTATAAACTGTTTGGATACCCATATGAGGTTTTACCAACAAGATATCCAAAAGGATGGACTGTCGAAATGACCCTGAAACCAAGATTTACTGATGCTTACATCCCTCCTGTTGGAGCAACAACTCTAAATGACTATTACCCTGATAATTCAGGTATTTTCTTTTACATGGGAACTCGTGCCGAGAATAAATATTGGCACCATGCGGCTGGAGAAAATCCGACAGATTCTGGATATACAAGGGTTACAGAATCTTTGACAGGATTATCCTCTTGTATGTGTTCTACTCTGAATCCTGGGTATAGTACAGTTTCTTACACTGAATTTGATTTATCTCAGTCAGGGGTTACAATATCCATTCCAGCGAATTTAAGTTGGTCGGGTGGTGACCAAATTTTAGTTTACCATGACCCACTACAATATGTTATAGGGACTGTTCTAAACTATAGTGCCTCTACCGGTGAATTACAATTTACAGTAACCAAGAGAGTTGGAAAAGGTAATTTTCATGCATGGGTTGTAGACCTTCCGGATTACTTAGATTATGCTTTATCTAACTGTGTTTTGGTATATCCACCAACTGGCTATACTGACTATCACAACGTTGTTTGTAGTTGTTGTAATCCAAATGTCCAAATACCTTTACCTGAAAGACCTGCTTATTGGGACTCCATCTCAAACGCCTTCGCAATTAAATTTAGTGGAGACCCACATAATCCAAAAATTTGTGTTAGAACATTAACGTTTACTGGCGACTGCCAACTTTCAGGGTCTTGTGAAACGTTGGGGCCTGAGACTGTAACAGGATACTCAATCAATAATTATTGTAGTGATAGGGGTATATATGATGATTGTTCTGGAACTACATTTGACAATATAGAACATTGGGTATTAGTTGACGCTGTTTTCGAAAGATATTCATGGTTTGATTTCTGTGATTTATATTGGAGAGGGGGGTTAGGTGTAATAACTAATGACATTTACACCGCCACGTCCGCAAATAGGTCCATATCACTTATTGAACCACCCATAACTCATGAACAATTAATTCCGCCAAAAGAAGAATATGTTCAATTGAATTATGAATGGTTATTAGAACGATTCTATAGAGTTGGTAAGTTAAAACTGTATGTTAATGGAAAACATTTTCAAACTTTTGACGATTTTGAGGAAATAATTCCAAGAGGATTATATGGACATAAAGAAAATCAAGTTGGAGTCCCATTTAATATTTCTTGGGGTGGAGGTACACAGGGATTACACGAGAATTTGATATTTTCGGCGATTCCAACTACGTTAATTAACAATTATATTCAAGACCCTGAGTTATTTCCTGAAAATATTTTAAGTGGAACTAGTTTGAGTGCCTTAACTACAAATATATTAATTGAACAAAATTTTGCTGGAACTTTTGATGGTGCAATTTCTACATTCCACATGTATGCAAAACCACTTTCAGTTCCTGAAATTCAACACAACGCAAGAATTTTAAGACCAATCTATAGTCTTACGAACCCATATTGTTTGGATTGTTCTATTCCTCCAACTCCAAGTAATGCGGCAACCCCGACCCCTACTCCAACGATAACTTCTTCACCAACTCTTACACCTTCAAATACCGTAACCCCAACCAAAACAGCGACTAATACGCCGACGCCATCCATAACACCGACTAATACGTCCACACCTCTTGTTACAGAGTCAAATACTTCAACCCCAACAGAAACACCGACGAACACTCCAACCCCTTCGATAACCACATCTATTACACCAACACCAACAAAAACACCGACTAACACTCCAACACAAACGGTCACTCCGACTGCAACTGTAACACCTTCGGCAACTCCTTTTGTTCCAACTTGTTTGATATTGTACGATGAAGGGTTTTCATATATTGCCCAATCTTTAGGTATCCTTAATGGAAAACCATATTGGGAATATTATTTTGGTTATGGGGTTATAGAACTTTACCGTCTATATTGGGACGGAACACAATGGGTTCAAGAATTGTTGTCAAGTTCAACCATAGTCGCCACAAACCCAAATGGTGTGAATTTTCCAACCCAATTAGATTGGGTTGGGTCAGGATTTTCTTATGTACATTACACTTCACAACAAGATTGTAATGATTGGTGTATAGACCCTGCTTTAACAGATTATTTATGTTCTGTAAGTGGCACGACCGACAATGGGGATATAAACGGGAAAAGGTCATTTACATTTGATATTATCCCTTATGGATTACCACCAACTCCTGTTGGTTATACTTTGTATTGGGATGGAGCACAATGGATACTCGAGAATGAATTTGGTAGTATCTGTGCCACCTCTTCTTATAACACCTTTGCTCCGCCATCTTATTTCTTATGGTCTTACCCCTCTCCTGCTCCTGTAGATTGTGATTGTGTAGATGGAATTTCAGGTGGTTTTTCCGCAGGAGTTTATAGTGGTGAGTGTGACCCATCAATTTCTGGTTTCCTGTTTTGGAGTGGGGATTACAATCCAGGTTCTTTACTAACGGAATATAATGTATGGTCACCATTCATCTTAGACGCTAATTTAACGGTGAGTTGTGACGCAATATTCACCACAACAACAGGAGACCCAATTACTCAAAGTGTTACGATGACAATACCTATTGGTGGATTTTCTGCCAATACATTTACTCAAACAATTGATACTCCTTATGATGTGTTTACTCAAGATGTGGTATTCGAGGGTTTTGTAACTAATTTATCTGGTGATTCTGTGTTCACAGGATTCACAATTACTACACAATCAACTTGGGCACCGAGTCCGTCTAACACACCAACCAATACTCCTACAAATACTGAAACACCAACTCAAACGCCAACCAATACAATAACTCCTACAAATACCGTAACACCAACTCCAAGTCAGACACCAACACAAACCTCTTCAGAGACTCCAACCCCCACCCCAACAGTAACATCAACACTTCTTTAAGTGGAGGAACTATTGTTGCACAACCAATAATTGTTTAATCCTTCATAAGACCTATTTAGGTTGTTTTAATCAAACAATAGTATTCAACTTTTAGATTGTTTAATTATTTTTTTGAAAAACTTTTTCATGAAAATATTTGTGCAAATTGCGGCTTACCGTGACCCCCAACTTATACCAACTATAAAGAATATGTTGGAAAACGCTAAAAGACCAAAGAATTTAAGGTTCGCGATAGCGAGACAATTTCATCCTGACGACAAATTTGATGAACTAACAGAATACGAAAAAGATTCACGATTCAGAATTATGAACATTCCTCACGAGGAGTCGAATGGTGTCTGTTGGGCTAGAAATTTGACCCAACAATTATATGATGGTGAGGAGTATACTCTTCAAATTGACTCTCATATGAGATTTGCTCCTAATTGGGATGATGAAATGATTAAGATGGTTAAACAACTTCAAAAGAAAGGTTATAAAAAACCTCTGTTGACAGGATATGTTTCATCTTTTGACCCCGATAATGACCCACAAGCAAGAGTACAGGAACCATGGAGAATGGTTTTTGACAGATTTATTCCTGAAGGAGCCGTATTTTTTCTACCCGAAACTATTCCTGGTTGGAAGGAGCTAAAAGAGCCAGTACCGGCTCGTTTTTATTCGGCACACTATTGTTTTACTTTGGGACAATTCTCAAATGAGGTACAACACAATCCTGAATATTATTTCCATGGTGAAGAAATTTCAATTGCGGCAAGAGCATACACTTGGGGTTATGACTTATTTCACCCTCATAAAACTTTGATTTGGCACGAATACACTCGAAAAGGTAGAACCAAACAATGGGATGATGATAAACAGTGGGTTGACAAAAATAATCATTCACATTTGACAAATAGGAAACTTTTTGGTATGGACGGTGAGACACAAGAAGGTCATGATGGTCCATTTGGATTTGGTACGGAAAGAACCCTCAGAGATTATGAAAAATATTCAGGTTTGTTATTCGAAAAAAGAGCTGTCCAACAATATACTTTGGAAAAACATTATCCACCTAACCCTTATAATTTTGAATCGGAAGAAGAGTGGAAAAAACATTTTGCATCGGTATTCAAACATTGTATTGATGTTGGATATTCTTCGGTTCCTGAAACAGACTATGATTTTTGGGTTGTTGCATTCCATGGACCAAATGATGAAACATTGTTCAGAAAAGATGCCGACAAAAATGAAATTGCTCGTATGAAAAACGACCCTGATGGGTATTGTAAAGTTTGGAGAGAATTCCAAACTGAAACTAAGCCAGTTTATTGGGTTGTGTGGCCTCACTCAGAATCCAAGGGTTGGTGTGACCGTTTAACAGGTAATTTATAAGATGGAAGTTTGTTTTGTTGCGGATTGTCATTATCCAAACTACACAAAAAGACTTAAATCCAATCTCCTCCAAACATTTATTGATTTGGAGTTGGATAAATATGGTTTTACTTTTTTGGTATCAACAAACAGACCTGAAGATTTTCAAGACATCGTAAACGACAAAATACATGTTTTTCATATTGATGAACTAAGAAAAGATTTTCCAATTTCTAAACAATATGAAACTTTACCTGAAGACCCATCAGGAATTTATCCTGCGGGATTTCATTGGGGCTTGGAGCGTTTTCTTTTGAAAAAGGCTGCTGATATGGGATTCAAATGTGTTGTGAATTTTGACTCAGATGTGATTTTGAATAATCTAAAATCGGGGAATAATCTATTGGACTTTTTTAAGAAGAATTATCAACCAAACATAATCATGACCAATCAAGCAACGATGTTGTATCAAAAAGGTTCAGAGAATGAAATATTTTATTTGCATGACAAGTATATAAATCATTTTGGTTTGGATTTTCAAGATTCTGAATATACAACGATGGACGGTCCGGTAATCTGTTATATGGGTGAAACTTCAGAGGATTTGCAAAGATATTTTAGAAATTGGAATGAGTTAACTGAATTCAGTTATAAAAAAGAACATGGGTATGGATATGGTGGTATTGTGTGTGGGATTTGGTCCTTAACAATTCCGATGTCGGGTTTCAAACTTAAATGGAATGAAATGCCGTTCGTACCCCATCACGTTTATTCAGATAGGTATTAATATGTTTAAGATATTAGGAAGAGAATTAGGAGAAAAGGGTTTCTTCGTTAACTTGGATTCATCAATCGATAGATTTGAAGGAATCATGAAACAAGTTGATAAATTTGAAATTGAAGGGTTAGAAAAGTTTTCAGCTTTGAGTGACCCTTTAATTCAATTTGCATGCACCAAAAGTCATTTGGGTATTTTTGAAATTGCAAAAAATGAAGGTTTGGAAACAATCGTTGTTTTGGAAGACGATATGCAGATTTTGGAAAATCCTTATATCGGTTCACAGAAATTTGAATTATCTGAACAATTGGATAAATTGTTGGTTGATATGAACAATCTTGAATGGGATGTCATTTTATTGGGTTGCAATCCAAAAACCTATTTGATTCCTGTTACAGAAAATTTATCAGAAAACTATTCAAGTAGTGGTTCATGGGCGTATATCATCAAACGTAAAGCTTATGAATACATTCTTGAAAATTCAAATTATTATAAAGATTATATTGCTATTGATGATTGGTTGGCAAAATTGGCTCATAATGGATTCAAAGTATTTGCCACGACACCTCAAATAATTCATCATGGTACAAGTTATCAATCAACATTACAACCAAGAGGTTTGGTAAATTATACCGCGTGGATTGATGGAAATTGGGAAGGTTATTTATACAAGTTCCTTCAAGGCAGAACCATGAAAGAGTTGGTAGATGATTATGAATTAGAAAGAGAAATTACAATTGTTGTGGTTGGCCATTTCGTCGAAAACTTTTTATTCTATCTTCGATACCTCCTAAAAACAATACCGAAACAATTGGAAAGATGTCGTTTCTTGGTTATCTATGATAACAATCACAACACACAGAACCCATTACCTTTGGAATACTATTTCAAAGACCGTAATAAACCAATGAACTACAATATCATTTATTCCAAAACCGGTATTTCTCATAGTATGAAGTTGGCTTTGGAAAATGTTAAAACAAAATATTTTTTATTTTTAGAACACGATTGGATTTTCTTGGAAAAAAGACCGATTGACTTTGTTAGTTTGAAAAGAGCTTTTGATAATCACAATTTTGTAAATGCGGTGTGGTTTAATAAAGACGACAATCAATTGAAGGGATTTGAAATTTGTGGAGATAGATTGGGTAACGTTACACCTTATGAACAAGAAGACCGTGTGACCGAATGTGATTTGACAAAGACAATACGTTGGTCAAACAATCCTGTGATGTTTAGAAAATCAAAAATGCAAGAATGGTTTGATAAATATATAGATAACGATTCAATCGGTAAAATTCACCAAGGACAGTATAATGTTGAGGATAATATGATTCGAGTTTATAGACAAACAATTGAAGAAAGTGTTTGGGAAGAAATTAAAGATGATTGGGGAACATTTTTACATGGCAAACCAGGTGATTGTGAATTAGTTGGTCACACAGATGGCTCAAGAAGATACCAAACGTCAATTAGAACTATGGCCGAAGATAATGCCGATGAATATGTAAAAAATAATCCTTTACCTGAAAATGATTAATATGAAAAATTTAGAAAAAATTTATAAAGAACACTGTGAAAGATATTCAGACATACAAGAACATCTTCCAACATTAAAAAAATACACTGAAGAATGTGAGCACGTAACAGAAATGGGTGTAAGATATGTTGTGTCAACTTGGGCGTTTATGATGGGTAAACCTAAAAAATTAATTTCGATGGATATCTTACCCTTGGAACATTTTGATATAAAAACTGAGGATTTAGTTCAAATTGCAAAAGATAACGGAGTTGATTTTGAATTCATAGTTGCGGATACAACAAAAGTAGAAATTGATGAAACCGATTTGTTATTTATCGATACATGGCATGTGTATCAACAATTAAAAGTAGAACTCGAAAAACATGGTAACAAATCAAGAAAATATATCATCATGCACGACACCACTATTTTTGGTGAAGTTGGTGAAGGTCGTGAAGGTTTAGGACTGTGGAAGGCTATTGAAGAATTTTTAGAGATTAATCCACATTGGTCGGTTCATGAAAGATACACTAACAACAATGGATTAACTATTCTGAAAAGAAATGGAAATTAATTTTATTATAACCTGTTTTGATAAAGAAGAATATTGGCCACATTTGAAAGAAATTTTAGATTCTTTTTCAAAAATTAAACCTAACTATGTTCTTGTGTATAATGGAGAAAATGAAAACTTTATTTGTGATGCAAGATTAAAAAATGAAGTCAATGCTGGAAGAGGGAATAGAGCACATGAACATGCTTGTCTTTATGCGGAAAATGATTGGTTTTTAACTAAACAGGGTTATGATTTATTGAAAGATAATGGAGTTACTAAATGGATAAAATTATCCGTAGACAGTTGGATGTTGGACGAACAGATAATAATTGATTTGTTTCAAGAAATGTTACAAACAAAGTCTGTTTATGGTGGTAATGTTTGGTATAGTCCTATAAACTATTCTACAGATATTTTTTTCTTAGAAACTTCTGAAATAAATTTATTTGAGGAAATGTCCAAAAATAGTGAAGAATTTTTTGGTTTTTTATATAGAAACGAAATACCAACAGGTTTTGAAAATTTTATGAGCTATCACGTAATACCTCACAATCATCTAATTTTTCTTGACAGGGAAGAATTAGATGAGTCGTCTACTCGATGGAGAGTTGAAAAGTTGGGTTGGACAATGAGTCACCAAATTGATGAAAATCATGATTTTAGAAAAAAATACAAACCAATTGGGTATAAACCAAAAACTTTATTAAGAGAAGGTAATGGTATTCCCTACTCGAGGAAATTTTATTTGGAAGACACTGGTTTAATAAATAGACATAAACTTGTTTTGGGATTAGGGCACCCAAGGACTGGTACTGGTCATACGGCGAGAATTATGAAAAGTTGGGGATTGAGAGTTTCCCACGAAGGAATGGATTTACATGGAATTGTTGCGTGGCAATTAGCTCCTGATGCGGCACCACCTTTGATTGCCATGAATCGGGAACGTAAATTATTTAGAAATATGTACGTGTATGACGCTATTGTCTATAACGTTCGAGACCCTTTTTATTCCTTACCTTCGATTGCCTTTTCCGAAATATATTCTTTGGAATGGAGAAGTTTTTGGGGAAACTTCAAACTACAACCGAACATTTTGACAATGGCAATCGAATCACTTCTTTCTTGGGACAATATGATTATAAATAAAAATCCAAATATTACTTATCGTATAGAAGACCAAGATGATTACTTATATCGTGAGTTGGAAAAATTATTTCCGGATGTGGTCAAATGGACCGATTTAGAAGTTAATAAAGCACACAACTCACGACCACATGATGGTTGGGATAAATTATCTGGTTTCATATCAGACGTTCCACATCATTTATTAGAAAAATTAAACGACTATGCCGAAAAGTATGGTTACCAAAAAGTTTTTAACACACAAACATATGAACTCGAAAATACAAGAAGCGTATCACTTTCATAATATTCAAGTAGATGGTTCAATCATCAACCATAATCAAATTTTCAGTATAATTGAAAACCTTTCATCTGTTTTAGAACAAGGGTTGCATGGTGATATTGTAGAACTTGGTTGTTATGTTGGTGAATCCTCAAAATACATCCGTAAAACATTAGATGTTTATAATTCAAATAAAACTCTTACGGTCTACGATTCATTTGAAGGATTACCTCCCCTTAGTAAACATGAAGAAGGTACTGGTTGGAAACCATTTACCTTAAAAACAAGTCAAGAAGTTTTAATTGAGAATTTCAGGAATAATAATCTTGTTGAACCGAAAATTGTTAAGGGGTGGTTCAAAGACATAAGGGAAGAAGATTTACCTGAAAAAATTTGTTTTGCTTTTTTGGATGGTGATTTTTATGATTCAATTTATGATAGTTTGGTAAAAGTTTATGATAGAATGGTTGAAGGTGGTATAATCATGTTTCATGATTTCAGAAGAAATGATTTACCTGGTGTGGATGCCGCGGTACGTGATTTTTTTAGAGAAAGAGGTATTGAATATAACTTGGAAGAAGTTGTTGAACAAGTTGGTCGTCACATTGTTGGTGGACCTATCCCCCAAGAAACACAACAAATTGAAGTAGTAGATTCGGGTTTAACTTTAGTTACGGGTCTTTGGAACATTAGACGTGAATCACTAACCGAGGGTTGGTCACGTTCTTTCGAACATTATTTAGATAAATTTTCACAACTACTCCAAGTTGAAAATAACATGATAATTTTCGGGGACGTTGAATTGGAAGAGTTTGTTTGGAAACATAGAACCCGTGAAAACACACAATTTGTGGCTCGGAATCAAGATTGGTTCAAAAATGAATTTTATGAGAAAATTCAAAAAATCAGAACAAATCCAAATTGGTTTACTCAAGCAGGTTGGTTGACTGAATCTACCCAAGCAAAACTTGATATGTATAACCCGTTGGTGATGTCAAAAATGTTTTTATTACATGATGCCAAAATAATTGATTCATTTAATTCGAAATACATGTTTTGGATTGATGCCGGTCTTACCAACACCGTTCATCCGGGATACTTTAGTCATGACAAAGTTTTAAGAAATCTACCGGAATATATTAACAAATTCAGTTTTGTATGTTTCCCATATGAAGCAAACAGTGAAATTCATGGTTTTGAGTTTAATTCAATTAACAAACTTGCGGGTAATAAAGTACAAATGGTTGCTCGTGGAGGATTTTTTGGAGGTCCTAAAGACACCATATCAGACGTAAACACAATTTATTACAATTTGATGTCTTCAACGTTATCTATGGGTCTGATGGGCACTGAAGAGTCCCTGTTCTCAATAATGTGTTACAAACACTCGGATTTAGTAGACTATTTTGAAATTGAGAGTAATGGACTATTTGGTAAATTTTTCGAAGATTTGAAAAACAAAAACTTGGAAAGAAAAAACAAACTTTTGTTAACTCCATTAAATGATGATTTGAATGTCGAAAATAGTGCTGTTTATGTAATAACATTTAATAGTCCAAATCAGTTTGAGACTTTGATGAAGTCAATGGAGTTGTACGATAGAGATTTTATTGATAAACCAAAAAAATTCTTACTCGACAACTCTTCGGACTTAACAACAACTCAACGATATGTTGAGCTCTGTGAAAAATTTGGATACCAACATGTAAAAATGGATAATTTAGGTATTTGTGGTGGTAGACAATGGATTGCTGAACATGCCGAAGAAAACGGTTTTGATTTTTATTTCTTTTTCGAAGATGATATGTTTTTCTATATGGGCGAAGATAAAGTCTGTAGGAACGGTTTTAATAGGCATTTGAAAAACATTTATACCAATTCAATTGAAATTGTAAAAAAATACCATTACGATTTCTTAAAATTTAATTATACCGAATTTTATGGTGATAACGGAGTTCAATGGTCGTGGTATAATGTCCCACAAGTATTTAGAGAAAAACATTGGCCCCATAAATCACAGTTGCCTGTGATGGGTACCGACCCAAATGCTCCAAGAAGCCAATTCAAAAATATTAGAGTCCACAATAATATTCCTGTCATCGATGGAGAAATCTATTATTGTAACTGGCCTCAGGTTGTTACAAAACATGGAAACAGAAAAATGTTCTTAACGGACAAATGGGCACATCCATTTGAACAAACATGGATGAGTTATATGTTCCAAAAAACTATCGAAGGAACATTATCTCCCGCAATGTTATTGGCAACCCCAACTGAACACAATCGATTCGAATTTTACGATGGTTCCTTAAGAAAAGAATCTTAAGTGGTATTTATTGTAAAAATAATTAATGGATTTCTATATAGCTCAAAATGCAACCCTACCTTTGTTAAAAATGCAAGTGGTTAGGGATGGTAGAAGTGAATATCAATCTTTTATGGATTCTTTGGCGGATGCCAGCATTTACTTTACCATGATAAATGCTGAGACAGGAATTCCAAAAATTGTTTCAAAGCCGGCATATATTGTTGAACTCGTTGGTTTGGACGAAAACGCTCCACCTGAATATTATGTTTATTATAGATTTACATCACGAGACACGAACACCGCAGGGAGATATGTAGGACAATTTTTAGTGAAATATAATCAAGGTCTACTTGGAGGACCACAGGGGGATTTGATTCTACCACTGAGGGATGCTTTGTATATCAACGTAGAACCAAGTTTTATTTCTCTCACAGCCTGTTGTTGACGGTAAGGTTCCAAAACCTTATATTTATAGAGTAGATGAGAAAGTCAAATTTTACCATAAGGTAAAAGAAAATATGACACTCGGTAAATATTCTTAAAAATGACAACAAACGAAGAAATCAGAGCTTTCTTAGAGGGTAACGACCCTGAGGAACACATAGTTGCGATAGAATTTGATTACGTAACTGACTCCATATATAAGATTAAAGAAATACCTGGAAAGGGTAAATTAATTCAAAAAGACCATTTTGTACCCTTTGCTTGGGTTGGTGACCTCAGAGGTTTGAATTTTTATCAAGGTTCAAAAGCCTTACAAAAAGAGGCTATGAGTAAACACAAAATTGTAATTGAAAAACTACAAACTCACGGAGACAAACGATTAGAAAATGGACTTACTTTTTTGGTCAAATCTTTAGCTGGTTATAGAGCTCTTACCCAATTTTTCAGAGATGGTGGGATAGACCCATGGGCAGAAAAAGTTAGGGATTTGTTTTTGATGTTACCACCAGTTGAACAATATCTTATTCAGAAAGAAAAACGTCTGTTCAAAGGATTTGAAGAATATAACGACATAACCCGATTTGTATTTGACTTGGAAACGACCTCGTTGGAACCCAAAGACGGGCGTATTTTCATGATTGGAATGAAAACTAATAGAGGTTTCCATGAAGTTATTGAATGTGCAACACCTGAACAAGAAAGAGAGGGGTTAATCAAATTTTTTGACACTATAGATTTTCTTAAACCATCGATTATTGGTGGATATAACTCATTTAACTTTGACTGGTATTGGATTTTTGAACGCTCCAAAGCCTTAGGACTCGATATTAAAAAAATCTGTAAGTCACTCAACCCCCAAAGAACAATCACTCAGAAAGAACAAATGTTGAAGTTGGCTAACGAAGTTGAGAGATACCCTCAAGTTTCTATTTGGGGATATAACGTTATTGATATTTTACACTCAGTCAGACGAGCTCAAGCGATTAATTCTAATATTAAGAGTGCCGGTCTTAAGTATATAACACAATATTTGGAAATCGAAGATGAAGACCGTGTATACATTGACCACACTGAAATTGGTTCAATGTATGCAAAAAAAGAGGATTATTGGCTAAACATTAAAAATGGTAAATACAAAAAGGCGGATGACCCAAAGTTCAAAGATTTAGACACAAGGTTTCCAGAGATATACAAAAAGGTAAGTGGTCAACAATTAGTTGAACAATATCTTGACGATGACTTGGATGAAACTTTGAGGGTTGACGACGAATTTAACCAAGGTTCATTTTTGTTGGCATCTTTGGTTCCAACCACATATGAGAGAGTTTCAACCATGGGAACGGCGACTCTATGGAAAATGATTATGTTGGCATGGTCATACAAATATCAGTTAGCAATTCCTGAAAAACAATCAAAGACGGATTTCGTAGGTGGGCTGTCCCGATTAATTACTGTTGGATACTCGACCAATGTATTAAAATTGGACTTTTCATCTCTTTATCCATCCATTCAATTGGTTCATGACGTGTTTCCTAAGTGTGATGTTACGGGGGCGATGAAGGGTTTGTTAAAGTACTTCCGAGACACACGTATTTTGTATAAACAACTGGCTGAGGAATACTCTGAATCCGACCCAAAAAAATCAAAGTCTTTCGATAGAAAACAATTACCTATTAAGATTTTTATTAACTCCATGTTTGGTGCACTATCGGCACCTCAAGTATATCATTGGGGGGACATGTATATGGGTGAACAAATTACCTGTACTGGTCGACAATATTTGCGACAGATGATTGCATTTTTTATGAACCGTGGTTATAAACCATTGGTGATGGATACTGACGGTGTTAACTTTTCTGCACCTAATGACATAGAAAACAGAATGTATGTTGGAAGAGGTCTGAATTGGAAAGTTAAAGAGGGTAAAGAATATACCGGAGCGGCGGCAGACATTGCTGAATACAATGATATTTTCATGAGAGGTGAAATGGCGTTAGACAATGATGGTGTTTGGCCATCTTGTATTAACTTGGCTCGTAAAAACTACGCCTTGATGACTGATTCAGGTAAAATTAAGTTGGTTGGAAATACAATTAAGTCAAAAAAACTTCCTGGTTATATTGAGGATTTTTTGGATAAAGGAATCAAAATGTTATTAAAAGGTGAGGGTAAAGAGTTTGTTGAGTATTACTACGAATATATTCAAAAGATTTACGACAAAAAAATCCCTCTTATTAAAATTGCTCAAAGAGCCAAAGTGAAACAATCTCTGGATGATTATCAGTTCAGATGTACTCAAAAAACTAAAGCGGGTTCATTAATGTCGAGGCAAGCACACATGGAACTTGCAATCAATCACAAAATGAATGTAAATTTGGGTGATGTTATTCTTTATGTCAATAACGGAACAAAGGCATCCCATGGAGATGTTCAAAAAGTGAATAAGTTAAAGAGTGGTTGGAGGCCAGATGATTTAGATTATTACATGAAAAACCATGGTGAAGTACCAAAAGAGGGTATGGATTCTATGATTAGACTGAATTGTTATATTTTGGACCAATCCGATTTAGAGAATAATCCGGATTTGACAGGTGATTATAATGTTGCAAGAGCTCTCAACACGTTCAATAAAAGAATAGAACCACTAATGGTTGTATTCCAAGATGAGGTTAGAAATAATTTGATTGTTACAGAACCTGAATCTCGAGGAATTTTTACCTCAAGCCAATGTGAATTGGTTGGTGGTTTACCATTGGGTCAAGGGGACCAAGATGATTTGGACGATGTTTTGAAAATTTCAGACCAAGAACTTTCTTATTGGGATAAGAGAGGTTTGAGCCCAATGTACATGTATGAAAAGGCCGAGGAAGGTTGGATTAATAAAGTAAAATTATTACCACATTTTCAATCCGTCGGAGGACAAGATGAACCAAGTCTGATTGAGGTGGACCAACTCAACACAAGCACCTCTATCTAAATCCAAAACATCCCAATCTTCATCTATTTTATTCTTATCAGGAAAAATAGATACTTTGGTCATTGCTTTGATTTTGATTCTGTCCGTAGTTTTTGAGTCCAATGTAATTTTGCACTCACTGACATTTCTTACTACTAATGCATACTCTCCATTCGTAGAGTATTCTTTTTCGGCAACTATTGCGAGTTCGGAAGTTTTAACTAAATTACCCGCAATAATTTTATCAACTGGGATACTTCTGATGATTGACATGTTAAATCGCTTGAATCGGAATTGGAAATGCTCTGAATTTAAGTTGGGTATTAAGGTTTGTTGCAATCTCTGCCTCCTTTTTCATTTGATTCTCAGGACGTAATCTCTCTAACCTGGCTTGAAGTTCTGTTAACAAAGTTACCTTTTCATCTTTAGCTTCTGTTTGTAAAGAGGTGTAATCCATAGTAATTTCACTATCAGGTGTTTTCAAATTACCACTAAACTTACCTCTTACTCTAGCCAAAGTTTCTTTACAATATGCCGTAAACCATCTTCTAACCCAAATTCTTGCTGGGTCATTTAAGTCAACCCACATAATCTCATCCAATGGAATGTCTGAAGGTAATTTGACAATATCAGGGTTGTCGGACAAACAAAGACCTCTATTTTCATCAGTAGTATCATAATACCAATACCAAACTCGACCTCTCATTAATTCAGAATCTCCAAAGTCAAATTTTCCACCTGGAGTGTTGTACAACATAACGGCTCTTTTTCCATCAGGAAGTGCGGTTACTCGATATTGTAAATCAGGCTGAATTAGTCTTCTTTTTACATTAATATCTTGTAGACGTGCCATGACATCAAAAGAAGAGAAGAAGAAATAACCTCCACCACCATAGCCGCCCTGGGCAAATCCTCCAGGTCCACCTAATCCACCCGGTCCACCCAACGCTCCAAAAGACCATGGGTCAAACAACATATTATTTTCTTCGGCTGGTGAATACCACAATAATTCGTTCAGTTCTCGACCTGCAGGAATTTCGTAAATTTGTTGGTTTGAAACTAAATCAATATAATCTTTCTTCAAAACCCATGGACCTGAGTTTTGAAGACCGACAATTTTGGAATATGCGTAGGTATATTGTGTTTCCCAATCAAGTGTTCTTCTAATCAGAGCATTAGCTACAGATTGGGTATCTAAGTTCAAACCATACAAGGTCGTCCATTGTGATTCAATCAACCAATCTTGTACGTATTGAGCATAATCACCGATGGACAATTCCAATAAAGAGTCCATCATTTCGTATTCCAATTCTACGGCTCTCAGTGGTGCTCCAAGTAGATTCAGGATACGATTATACAATCTGGTTCTTTCGGGTTCAGGGATTACTGCCATCAGTTTTTTTCTTATAAATATCTAATGATTATAATTGGTACAAAAGGCTATCTAATGGGAAGTAATATTCACCATTTTTGATAACAACTCTTTTATTATCAAATACGACAGCTTCACTATTGTTTCTCAAGAATATCATCCAGTCAGTTTTGTACCTTTTGACATTTGCAGAACCAACAATTTTATACATTCCATCTTCCTCAATTAACTTGTTGAATGGTTTGATTTGAACCGTAAGTTTTTTTCCGTCCAAATTCACTTTGGCGTCGATTCCCATCATATCTTCCTTGCTCCCCAATTCACCAACTTTTTCAACATTTTCGTCACCAAATTTTTCTTTCAATTTTTTGGTAACAATATCTTCAGTGTTTGAACCTCGCTGTGATGTCATTCCAATTTTATTCATCATACTTTGGAAAGTCTTGGATTCGTTACTAAAAATTCGGAATTTTAATTCATTTAGAATACTCAACATCCTATCCATTTCCAAAACTTGTTCGTCATGATTTTTTCCAACGAATGAAATTTGAGGAACATTATGCCTTTCCAAAACTTTATTCATATCTCTCATTAAAATACAAAACGTACTGAAGTTTGTGTTCAAGTAGTTAATAATTGACCTACCAGGTTTTTCCAAATCATAAATTCCTTTTGAAGTCTTTGGTCTGTATTCGTTGTCACCATAATACTTGTTTGGGTATATCTCAGCCAAAATTGACATGATTGCGTCACTATACATTAGTAACGCCTCGGTGTTGTTGTTGAACAAATTTCTTGATTGGGAAAGTTCTTGTTTAGAACATGGCTCCGATACGGACTCCAAAATAAACTCTTTAACACTTGTGCTTTCGTTGATGTTTTTCTTGGTTAATTTTTGGAGTTCAGATTCAACATAATCCCAATTGACTACTTTCCAAAAGTTTTTGATATATTCGTCCCTTTTATTTTTATATTTCAAATAATAGGCATGTTCCCATAAATCCAATCCCAATAAAGGTTGACCCCCATTTTTAATGATATTCATTAAAGGATTGTCTTGATTGGGTGTTGTCATAATTTTCAATGTCCCTCTTTTGGTTAAAACCAACCAAACCCAACCTGAACCGAATCTATCTTTTGCTTGAGTTTCAAATTGTTCCTTAAAACTTTCAAAACTTCCAAATCTTGTATTAATTTTTTTCAGAATTAATCCCTTGGGCTTCGTGGGTTTGGGTGATAACATTTTCCAAAATATTGCATGGTTATAAGCACCACCCGCATTATTCCTAATTGTTGAACTGAATCGTTGAATTGTTTTTACAATTTGTTCCAAGTCCAAATCACCAAAATCACCCTTTTCTAACGCTCCATTTAATTTATCTACATAACCTTTATAGTGTCTGTTGTAGTGAACATTCATTGTCTCGGGGTCAATGAATTGTTTTAGAGCTGAATATGCGTATGGTAATTTTTCTACTTCTATTTTTTTTGTTTCCGTAAGACTTTCCCTCTTTTGTTGTTGTTCGTGTAATTGTTTTTCGAGGTTATTAATCTTATTTCTTAAATTTTTCATTCTATGGCTATGTTGTAAGTTTATACAGATAATAAATAGCCTGAAAAAATATTATCTTCTTTGACTATTGATGGATTTGAGAATTTCCCCCACCATATCTCCATCATCTTGGTTCTCGTTAATCTTATCCCCCATGACAATTTCAAAAATGTTTTTCTTCTTTTTGAGTATGTCATAAACGATTCCTTCGATAGTGTTATCAAAGATTGGATAATAAACCAATACATTATTTTTCTGCCCATATCTGTAGGCTCTATCCTCAGCTTGTGAGTGGTCTGAGGGTAGAAACGACAAGTCATTCATAACGACCGCCTCACCCGCTGTTAGGGTAATACCAGTACCAGCGGCTTTGATATTTCCGATGAACACCATAACATTTTCATCGTTTTGAAATTTATCTACAGATTCTTGACGGTCTTTTTGGGACATAGAACCGTCCAACTTGACCGCCCTTTTTCCGAAATGTTCAAGAAGCAAATCCAAACTTTTGGTGAAATTCGTGAAAACAATAACCTTCTTGTTTTGTTCAATAATATTTTCACAAAGTTCGATTGTTGATGAGATTTTTTCCTCGGCGATAATCTGACGTACTTTTGTAAGTTTGGTGAATTGTAATGTTAAAGAATCGGCTTCACCACCTTTATCAAACCAATCATAATAATCTCCCATCAACTCTTCATATAATCTTGATTTGAGTCTCAGATATACTGGTGTGATAATCTTATCAGGAAGGTCCAAGACATTTTCTTTCAAACGTCTAAGTACCTGTGGTGCGGTTCGGTCTCTTAGTTCTTCCAAGTTCGATGCTCCACTGACATTCCATACTCTACGTGGACCCGCTTTGAATTGATACCCGTTGCAATATCTTTTGACATAAGCCATCCAATTTAGAGCCACAGGGGAATCGATTAAATTCAAAAGGTTGAAATAGTTGATGGGTCTACTTGTGATGGGGGTTCCCGTTAACAACCAAAGTCTATCTATATTTCTTACAAGGTCGTTTATAAGTTTGGTTCTCTGAGCTTGTTTATTTTGGATGTAGTGAGCCTCGTCGACCACCACCAAATCAAAATTGGAGCGAAGAATAACAGAATTCTTTTTATCTTTTTCATCGTGAAAATTCTTTATGATGTCGTAGTTTATGATTACAAACTCAGCATCTTCCCATTTTTTTCCTTCGATGATTGAGGTCGTTCTATCTGAATAATTTTGGATTTCCCTTTGCCAGTTAATTTTCAAAGATGCGGGACAAACAATTAAAACTTTTTTTGAACCCGATTCTAAAGCTGCGATAATAGTTGATGTTGTTTTTCCCAAACCCATGTCGTCGGCCAAAATAAACTTTTTGTTTTCACAAAGTTTTTGAATCGCTTCTTTTTGGTGGTCGAGTGGGGGACGATGCGAATATTTCGAATAATCGATAACAACATCTTTAACTCTATTGTCTTTTAATACCGACACCTTTGGTAACCAAAAATCGTGATTTGTTTCTGATTCAAAAAACTTTCCCCAAATATGGTATGACGTGTCTTTTTCAACCAACAGTTTTTCAATGTAAACTTGAGTTGGAATTTTGGTAAACAATTTATCGTTTGCAATTTTGTTTGCAAAGTAAGGGTCTAAGTCCACCCATTTTCTTGCAATTTTCGGGACTCTTGTATTAAAGTTTATAATATATTCCGCCTGTGCTCTGGTGGGATAAAACTTCGGATTGTTCTGCATTTTATTTTTCAAACGCAGAATATAATTATTGGCACCTTCATACGATTCAAGAAGTTCCAAAGCTTTTCTCTCCATTACGGAGTTGTTTGATATGTTGTTCAGTTCATCCAATGTTCAAAAAGATAATCTTTTTTGGTATATTTATCAAGTAAGATGGCACAAAGACAAGTTCCTATTACAAGATTGGGTAAATTCTTCGGTGGGGAGGATTTCGATTTGGATATCAACATGGGTAGAGAATGGCTCGATGGTGATATGAATTTTACAATTGTTTTATATAAAGTTGATAGAACTAAAACCGTTCAAGACGATGTTTATGGTGAGGTCCTCCAAGATGGTATTCAATTTATGGCACCTGTTTCTATCAATGCCTATGTACGTATTGAAGGTGCTACTGAAAACTTTTTGGGTAATTCTAAAGTTGTTCAGAATGAACCAGGTAATTTAATATTCCATGTTTATGAAAAAGACCTATTCCAATTAGGAACAAATATTGAACTTGGTGATTATATTGGTTATTGGATAACTGAAAATCAAGCTCGTTATTATACTGTGATTGATGCTGGTTCACCAAATTATGATAATAAACATACTTATGGTGGGTATAGAAAGTTCTATTTTTCATATACCGCAACACCTGTAAGTGAAAACGAATTTAGAGGTATCTAATGGCATTCCCTAAAAAAGTTATTCCAACAATTAATCTTAAGCCACAAAAGATTCTTTTGGCTCGTAGAGAAGAACTTCTTCAAGATATTAAAGAAGATGGAACTTATTTACCAAAAACTCTTTTACACCCTCAGCTTGATAAGGGGTTTTTGGATTTTGTGGTTAATGATTTGAAAACGGTCGTGTCAGGTAAGATTGTTCCTGTAGTGGATATTATCATTACAACTCAAAACTGGGCTCAATTTACTGAGACATGGAATTTCCAAGACTTGAATGGTAACCCAACACTTCCATTTATTACCGTGGTCAGAAGCCCTGAGGTAAAGTATGGCAATAATCCTGCAATTATTTATAATATTCCAAATCGTAAAGAATATTTCTATGCTGCGGTTCCTACTTGGAATGGTAATATAAAGGGGATGGACATTTACAAAATCCCTCAGCCTGTTCCTGTTGATATTACGTATAGTGTAAAGATTATGTGTAATAGAATGAGGGAATTGAATGAGTTCAACAAAAATGTTATTCAGACTTTCGCCTCTCGTCAAGCATATCGTCAAATTGAAGGTCACTATATTCCAATTATTTTGACAAACATTTCGGATGAGTCTCAGATGGATATCGGAAAGAGAAAGTTTTACATTCAAAGTTATGAATTTACTATGATGGGATTTCTTTTGGATGAAGAAGAGTTTGAAGTTGCTCCCGCTGTTTCAAGAGTGTTCAATTCTTTTGAAGTAAATATATCTTCCAAACCACCTCGTAGAAAACAATATCCCGAGAACAAAGATACCTTTGATAAGAATTTAGTTTTCTCTCCGAGTGCGACAACTAAAAGTTTGGTTGCCGATTATACAGGTGATTTTACCCTCTTGGGTTCTATTAATGTATCAAGTTATGATGTTTATATTAACGGAGATTTTTATGGGACGGATATTGAGGTAATCCAAGTAAACACGAATGATACTCTTTTATTTGAAATTACTCAGGACAATCCGTCCGAAGAAAGTTCGTTATTATACGGAATTAAATTACTCATTTGATTCACCGTATATATCTGTTTCTCCTTTACAATTTTCCCTGATTAGATTTTCCAAAAATTTATACATTACAATTCCTTTTCTATCACAATATGTTTTAAGAATATTGTGTGTTTGTATTGATATCTTAAGGTTTTTGATTTCTTTGGCCATTAGTAGAAAAAAGGCAGAAAATAAGGCGCCCATTTTATAAATAGACTACAAGAAGTAAAGTTTTTACTTTTTTTCTGAATATTTATGTATACAAAATAAAATTTTTATTGAACATAAAAAATGGCAGTATCTAATAAAATATTCGTATCACCAGGTGTATACACTTCTGAAAGGGACTTGAGTTTCGTAGCTCAAAGTGTGGGTGTAACCACTCTTGGATTGGTAGGAGAAACATTAACAGGACCCGCTTTCGAACCTGTGTTTATCACAAGCTATGACGAATTCGAAGCGTTTTTCGGAGGAACAATCCCTGAAAAATTCGTAAATACACAAATCCCTAAATATGAATTGGCTTACATTGCCAAATCGTACCTTCAACAATCTAACCAATTATTCGTAACAAGAGTTCTTGGTCTTTCGGGTTATGATGCTGGTCCATCTTGGACTATAACTACAGTTGCAAACCCCGATGGTACTACGATTGTTTTGACAGGTGTAGAAACTGACTTTACTATCAACTTCAGTGCGTGTACTGGGGATACTTCTGTCACATATTTGACTTCTATCCCAGCAGCATTTTCTTCGGTGTTCTCAACACCATATACCCAAAATGATGGTTCGTCAACTACGATTGCGGCTGATTTTGATAACCAGATTCTTGACATTGTAGATGTTAATTCTTTGTCTGCAACTTCTGTATACTACTATGGTACAATTGCTGACGGTTCTTACAATGATATTTCGTCAACATATACTGATGAAACTAACGTTTATAGTTGTTCTGGTGTTACTGAATCTGTTGCGGATTATACCTCACCAAACAACGATGCATGGTACTACTCGTTGTTTACACCAACTACAGGTGATGAGTATTCAGGTATATCAATGTTCTCAGTTGTTACAAATTTGGTCGATTTGGGTTCAGATTGTTTCTCAGGAACAGTATCAGGTACTGTATTTAACTATTCAGGTTTAACTTATGATGGTTGGAACGACTTGGTAGTTGCTACTCTACGTTCAAGAGGTATTGCTACTTATGGTACAGGCAGTGATGGTCCTGTATATACCGTTTCTGGTTTGACAAGTGTTCAGATGAATTGTTCTGGTACATATTCGGCGGTAACACAAAATCCTTTTGCAACTTTTGCTATTTCCGGTTCTACTGCCGCCGGTGCAGATTTTGAGTTTGTTACCTCTATGAATAGTGGAGATGCTAATTATCTGACTAAAGTATTTGGTCTATCTAATTTCGCTAAACCTCGAGTGGAGGTCCCCCTATTTGTTGAGGAACAATTTCAAAATATGTTGAACTACGGATATAACAAGGGGTACGTAAGAGGTTTGAATTGTGACTTAGTGGCACTTCCTGGTTTGAGATACACTTCTACTACAGATACTATCGCATACTACTTGGAAAAATATCAATCTCCTGATTCTCCATGGGTTGTTTCACAACTTCGTGGTAGTCAGGTAGACAGACTTTTCAAGGTTATTTCCATATCTGATGGTGATAGTGCAAATGCTCAAATTAAAATATCAATTACAAATATCTCTTTCAACAATTTGACTTTTGACTTAGGTGTAAGAAGTTTCTACGACACAGATTCTAACCCTGTCTTTTTAGAAAAGTTCACAAATTGTTCTATGAATCCTGCAAACAACAACTATGTTGGTGTTCAAATTGGTACTTCCGACGGAGAGTACGCTTTGAATTCAAAGTACATTATGTTGGAGCTTAACGAGAATGCTGCTATTGATTCTCTACCTTGTGGTTTTGAAGGATATGTTATGAGACAATATGCAAACGCAACACCACCTTTCCCCGTTTATAAAACTGCTTACAATTATCCTGGAGAAATTATTTATAACCCTCCTTTCGGTACTACAGCTGGAGATAACTCGGTTCAATCAAGTGGTGATAGAGTAAGGACTACCTATCTGGGTATTTCTTCACAGATTGGTTATGACCCTGATTTTTATATGTATAAGGGTAAACAAAAACCAATCAATTTGTGTTTTGAGACTGATGCATTACCTTGGGATTACATTACCGAAGGTTTCCATATGGACTCAGGAGCTACTGTAGTTACTATTGCATATGGACCAACGGCAGGTAGTCCAGCTTTTGAATGTGGTGATGCTACATTCCAGTCTGACCCTGACAGTACTGCAAACCCTTACTACCAAATACAAGCTAGAAAGTTCACTTTCTTGTTGCAGAATGGTTTTGATGGTTGGGACATTTATCGTGAATATAGGACTAACACTAATAACTTTGTAATTGGAGGTTCTGGTTATCAAAAAGGTGCTTGTCCTACAACAAGATACCCGGCGGCAACAGGATGGGGAGCATTCAAACCGATTGCTGTTGATAACTTTACTGAGTTTGCTAACACTGACTACTACGCTTATCTGTTGGGTATTGCAACATTCAATAATCCTGAGGCGGTAAATATTAACGTGTTTGCAACCCCTGGAATTGATTTTGTAAACAATGACAACTTGGTTGAAGAAGCAATTTCAATGGTAACCTACCAAAGAGCGGATTCGATTTATATTGTTACCACACCTGACTGTAATGTTTATGTACCTACTACAACAGATAATTTACTTCTTCCAACAAGAATTGTTGATGAATTAGACCAAACAGGTATTGATTCGAACTATACCGCGACTTACTACCCTTGGATTTTAGTTAGAGATACTGTAAATAATACACAAATTTACATACCACCTACCAACGAGGTTTGTAGAAACTTAGCTTTAACAGATAATGTTTCATTCCCTTGGTTCGCAACTGCTGGATATACAAGAGGTTTGGTAAACGCTGTTAAGGCACGTATCAAACTGACTCAAGAAGAAAGAGATACTCTTTATCAGGGTCGTATCAACCCAATTGCGACGTTCTCGGATGTGGGAACTGTAATCTGGGGTAACAAAACTCTTCAAATTGCTGATACCGCTCTAAACCGTTTGAATGTTAGACGTTTATTGTTACAAGCTCGTAAATTGATTTCAGCTGTAGCTGTAAGATTGTTGTTTGAACAAAACGATGCTAAAGTTCGTCAAGACTTCTTGGATTCTGTTAATCCTATCCTTGACGCTATCAGACGTGACCGTGGTCTTTACGATTTCCGTGTTACAGTAAGTAATTCTCCTGAAGATTTGGATAGAAACACCATGTCAGGTAAAATATACTTGAAACCAACGAAGGCTCTCGAATTCATCGATATTGAATTCTTGATTACTCCAACAGGAGCATCCTTTGAAAATATCTAAATTCAATCAAGGTGGGAGGAAACTCCCACCTTTTAGCCTTTTAATGTAATATGAGTAGACTAATAACAGAGGGTTTTGATGATGTAGGATTACCTACTCTCAAATATTATGCTTTTGATTGGGACGACAACTTGATGTTCATGCCAACAAAAATTATTGTGAAAGATGACAATGGTGAGGAGGTCGAAATGTCGACCGAAGATTTTGCAGAATATCGCAGTCGGATTGGAAAAGAACCTTTTCCCTATAAAGGAACCACTGTTGTTGGATTTGCGTCTGACCCTTTTAGAAATTTTGGAACTAAAGGAGATAAACAGTTTCTCTTGGACTCCATGAAAGCTAAACCAGGTCCTGCTTGGGCAGATTTTATCGAAGCCGTCAATAATGGTTCGATTTTTTCTATTATAACCGCAAGAGGTCACAACCCAAATACCCTAAAGGAATCGGTATTCAATATGATTGCATCCAACCATATGGGTATCAACAAAGACTTATTAATTAAGAATCTTAGAAAATTCCGAGACTTTGTGGGTGAAGACAATGTCAAACCTCAAGAAATGATTCGTCAGTATTTGGATTTATTAAGATTCTACCCTGTATCATTCAATCAAGAAGGGTCTGCACAAAGTCCTGAAGAATTAAAGGTTGACGCGATGAAAGAATTTATATCACACGTTAAATCTGAGGCACAAAAATTAGGACAAAAAGTTTATCTAAAAGATGATGTCAAAAATAGATTTGTACCAGAAATAGGTTTTTCAGATGACGATATAAGAAATGTAGAAGTTATGAAAAAGCATTTTGAAGATGAACCATCATTAAGAACTTATTCTACTGCAGGAGGAATTAAAACTAGATATTAGAGATATAATTTTTTTGAAAACAAAGTCAATACAAAAATTTTTCTCTACAAAGTATTTATATGAAAATAAACTAAAACAAAGAAACAAAAAAATATACCATGGCTGACTTATTAATGAAGATGCCGGTTCCATATGAACCAAAAAGAACCAACCGATTCATTCTGAGATTTGATTCTACTCTCGGTATTAATGAATGGTTTGTAGAATCATCAGGGCGACCTAATATCGATATTAACCCAGTGGAAATCCCTTTCCTTAACACCTCAACATTTGTTGCTGGAAGATTTAAGTGGAACTCTATAAGCGTAAAATTCCGTGACCCAATCGGACCATCTGCGACCCAAGCTCTTATGGAGTGGGTTCGTTTACACGCAGAATCTGTGACAGGTCGTATGGGATACGCAGCGGGATACAAAAAAAATGTGGACCTCGAAATGTTGGACCCAACAGGAGTTGTTGTGGAAAAGTGGATTTTGGAAGGTACTATGATTACCAAGACCGCTTGGTCAGAAGTTAACTACGGAACGGACACACTCGCAACTTTGGATGCGACACTTCAGATGGACCGTTGTATTTTAGTTTATTAATTTTCTCTTTACTTTTTATTGTTGATTAACAAGTAAAGAGTGGTATATTTAACACAGGGGACTAATTCTCCTGTGTTTTTTTTTATGGATGATGCAATGAAAGTGGGTCAACAAGACTTTAGTTTACCCCATGATGTGGTGAAACTCCCCTCCCAAGGAGTTTTCTACAAATCAAAAAAGAAATCGGTAAAGGTCGGTTTCCTAACAGCAGCTGATGAAAACATAATTCTATCTTCACCCGCTGAAGATATGGTTATGAATTTGATTAGAAGTAAGGTATATGAACCGGACTTGAGACCAGATGAAATGTTGAATGGAGATATTGAAGCAATTCTTATATTCTTAAGGAACACAGCATTTGGTCCTGAATACAAGATTTCTGTGTTAGACCCCACAACCAACAAAAGGTTTTCGTCATCCATTCAGTTGGATGAATTAGATTTCAAAAAATGTGAAGTTCAACCTGATGAAGATGGTACTTTTACTACAATACTACCAAAATCAAATGTCAGTGTTAAAATAAGACCACTAACCTACAAGGAAATTACCGAGATTAATAGGATGGCAGAATCCTACCCAACAGGAAGACCGGCTCCGAAAGTAACGTGGAAACTCAACAAACAGATTGAATCTCTTAATGGAGACCCAAATCCACAAAATATCGCAAAATTTGTCGAATCCATGCCAATTATGGATTCCAAACACATTAGGAATTTCTTGGTAGATAATGAGCCAGGATTAGAATTAACAAGAACAGTTTCAACCCCGTCAGGAGAAAAGGTAGATGTGAGCATCGCCTTCGGGGTTGAATTTTTTCGGGTTTTCTTCTGATTACGGAAAATATCAATTAGATGAATTTTTTGTCCTTGCTAAAGGACTTAATGTTTCTTGGTCGGATTATTTGATAATGCCGACATACGCTAGACGGTACCTCTTACAAAAAATTGCGGACATAAAAAATGGTTGATGATTCTATTTATTAGGAACATTAATTTGATATGCAAACTAATCCTCCACCAACAGGACCCACATCTGGGGCTTTGAATCCAAACCAAATTAATAATATTAATAATGCCACTGGTACCATTAAGGATATGCAGGCGGCGATAGAGAATGCCTTTAATTCTTTGGCAACAAGGACTGAAGGATTAGAAAGACTTTATACAGAGACCAATGCAAGAATAGCAAGAACCTTTGGTACGACACAACAAGCAATTGTTGGGTTAAGACAAGAGTTGGCAATTGCCACACCAGAAATAGTTGCTTTGGGAGGAAAGGCGGAAGATGTCGCGACAATACAAGAAGAAATTGCGAAATCATTAAACACAAACGTTATCACTTTGGGTGAAACTGTTTCAGACTTATTTGCAGCAGGAAAGGCGGTAGGACTTACTGCGGCAGAATCGGGTCAAATGGTTGCTAGTTTCCAAAATGCGGGTATCCAAACAGAATTCATCAAGGACAACATGCAAGAAACTGTAGATATTGCGAGAAACGTTGGAGTGAACACAAGTGCTGTTTTCGGATTAGTGAATTCAAACTTGGAAAACATTAATAGATACGGGTTTACCAACGGAGTTCAAGGACTTTCAAGAATGGCCGCACAAGCTGCCGGTTTAAGAATCAATATGAACGAAATTTTTGGTTTTGCCGAAAGGGTATTCAACCCCGAGGGTGCAATCGAAATGGTTGCATCATTTCAAAGACTTGGAGTCGCAGCCGGTGACTTGGCTGACCCATTTAGACTGATGTATCTTGCGTCCGAAGATACGGAAGAGTTACAAAACCAAGTGGTTAAAATGACTGAGAAATTTACCTATTTCGATGAGACCACTAAAGAATTCAAAGTTTTCCCGAATGCAAAACGCGACATGAGGGAGATTGCCAAGGAAACGGGTATTGCCTACGAGGAGTTAGTTAAGATGTCAATCGGTACACAGAAACTAAACATGATAGGTAAAGATTTCAAAATTGCCGGACTTAGTGAGGAAGATAAAATGTTAGTAGCTAACTTGGCTACTTACTCTAAAGAAAAAGGTGGATTCTCAGTTAAAGTAGGAAGAGAAGAAAAATTAGTGTCAGAATTATCTCAAGAGGATATTGAAAAAATTAGTGCACAACCAGCGACTCTCGAAGATATTGCTGAAGCACAACTCACCGAAAGTGAACTTCAAACCGCTCTTTTACAAACATTAGTAGATAGAATAGCCTCTGTTGGGGCTGGTGGACGAGCCGCTGCTGATACTCGAGAAGTTTTAAGAGCCACAATAGCCGCGGGGCGTCAATCTGAAAGTGCGGCTCTTGGAAATCAAAGACGAGGTATTGAAGAATTTGATAAATTCTATCAGGAAACCGGAAAATCCCTTACAGATTTGATAAGTGGTGAAGGAGGGTTTACTCAAGTGAGTGAGGTGTTCAAAAGAGCTGGTGTGAATTTTGAGACAAGTCTGTCTCAGATATCTTCAGCTATCGGAAACGTCGATTATAGTGGTGTTGCAAGTAAGTATATAAGTTCCGGTAACAAAATTGCTGAGGGTGCTAGTGCCGCTTTTGACAAAATTATTGATGTAAGTCAAAAAGCATCCGCAAAAATCGAAGAATTATTTGATGTAAAATTACCAAGTGTTACAAGTGCAACATCTGTCCAACCAACGAAAGTTGAATTTGGTGACTTAACGTATACTGGTAATCTCAATATTAATCTCACAACACCAACAGGAACTTTTTCTAACCCTGCTGACATGGACAAACTAACATACGATTTATTTAACAATGAGACATATAGAAAGTCTCTACAAAGTATGATGGGTGAATTTGCCAAACAAGCAAATTATAGCACACTACCAAATTCTGCGACAGCATAAAATCAATAATATTCTATTTATAGGAATATCATAAAAGGATGCCAAGTCAGTTAACCTTTGCCGCAACAAAATTATTAAGAGATAAATTACTCTTAAGAAACCTTGTTCCCTATAACATACCAGGTGCTTTCACTCCAAGTTCTTCACCAGCATTAGGTCCCTTGGTTCAGAATGACTTTAGTGTCGTAGATTCTCCAAACTCCCTGATTGGTGCTAATCCATTTGCAAACAATCTTTATAAAAATAACGAGTTCGGTCCTGAAGGTGGTTACGAATTAGATATCGACGGATTAATTAATCAATTACAACCCGTTCTACCAAACAGAGGACCATATGGTGCATATCCACCATTTACGAATGCCATCCAAGAATACTCCACGTCTTTTCAGAAAAGACAATATATCAAAAATGAATATACCCCTGATATAGGATTCATAAGATATTATGATATTGGGGATATTATCAAAGAACAAAAAAATGCTACGTACTGGGACCCACCAAGTTTCAGACCCTCAAGTTATTCCCCGTTCGCGGTGTTGTTACAAGCCGACCCTATTGGAGACAACGGACCGGCTTCAGACGACTCGAGAGTTGCTCAGATTGCTGTAGAAAGACTTAAATATAGTTATCAACAAAGAGTCGACCAAAATGTTCGGGCTCAAACAATTGGTAGAGTAAACATTCTAAATGGATTACAAGACCCTATTAATTTATCACAAATTATTGCGGGTAGAAGACCAATTATTGACAGGGATTGGAAAATTACTTCGGGAGGTTCAAATATTATCTCCCAAGGTATGGATATTGTAGAAAGGATTGCGGGATTCACTTTTCCATTCTCCCCGATACCTGGTGATTATTTTGAACAAGATAATCTGCAAAGAGATTTTAACTCAACGCAATCATTAGGTCAAGCCTTGGGGGGTCCTGCGGCTCGAGCTTTGGGTGGTTTATTTGGTCTTTTTGGAAGTCGTCCTAAATCCCCATCACAAGTATTCTTAGATTATACAGGTTCAGGTCAACGAGCTCAGTTGAATATGAACATAGATATGAACCGTTTCAGACCACAATATAACACAGGTGGTACTGGTATTATATCTGCATTAGGAAACGCTATTAGAGCCGGTTTTGCCGACCTATCGAGTCAAGGAACCTATTATGTTGGAAGTCCTGAAAGAGAGCCGACATACCTTACTTCTCCTCCTGGTCAAATACCAAAGAATGAATTCGGTGAACAAGTATTAGCACCTGTTTATGGACCTGATATTTTAGGTAAAGATTATGAAGGTGCTGACCAAAATTTCCAATTTGGTTTGGCGGGAAGGGCGTATGAAGATGATGGAAATCTTAGTGGTGGATTTTCGTGGGTCAGTGAAAAGTGGGCACCAAATGCTGGTAGATATCAAAAACCTGGTGGAGATTATGGTGGTGATGACCCTGATTATCCTTTTATTTCAGGACAATTTGAAAATACCCAATCAATCAATTATGAGTTCAAACCAGGTTCCATTCTTGATGATACACAGAGATTAATTGATTCTGTTCCAAATACAGGTGCACGATTTGGACACGTTGGTAATGCCATAGACCAAACTTCAAAGGTTTTCTTTGATGGTTATAAAGAAATTACAAAAGGTTCACAAGTTATTCGTTATTCAGACGGACAATCAAATGTTGGTATTGAGTATTGTCGATTATTCGCAAAGGATACTCCTTATATGACCTATAGAGACTTACAGAAATCTGAAGGTAATATTCGTAAGTTTTCATATTCGGTATTAGATTCAACATATAATTTGAATATTGTTCCGTACTCATCTAAAGATTCTACAAACATTCTAAATGCCGGAGGTTCAGGTCCAAGAAATGTAAAAAAATACATGTTCTCTATTGAAAACTTGGCATGGAGAACAGGATATAGACCTGGTTACAGAGTTCAAGATTTACCTGATTGTGAAAAAGGTCCCAATGGAGGAAGAATTATGTGGTTCCCACCGTATGATTTACAATTCTCAGAGGATACCAGACCTCAATTTAATGAAACTACCTTCCTTGGAAGGCCAGAGCCAATTTACACATACAAGAGTACATCAAGAGGTGGAACCTTGAAATGGAAAATTATTGTTGACCATCCATCAATCTTGAATCTAATTGTCAACAAAGTATTGGCAAACGAAGGTGATAGACCAAAAGTGGATTCTATTGTCAATGCCTTCTTCGCGGGTTGTAAAAAATATGATTTATACGAGTTGGCTAAAATTTATAATACAGTTCCCTTAACCGAACTTCAAGCTTGGCAAGAAGTTGTAAATAATCCAAACGTTACCCGTGAACAATATACAAGTGCGGTACAGAATGTTAGTACAGAAACGGCAGTTGCACCAACAAGTGGAGGTGCTACATCAGAGGCTCTATCGGCTGACTTTTTGAATTCGTATCAACAATATGCCTTTTATTTCGAAAATGATATACCTGGTACAAATCCAGCAACAACAACATCTACACCATATCAGGCAACATACGATATTTACGTGTCACCTACAAATAAACAACTTTATAGTACAAAGGCAGGTTCAGCTGCAACTACAGTAGACCTATTCTTTAGTGATGTTATAACTTCGAATTATGATAAAATGCAAGAGTTGGGGTCTAAAATATTTGACATTCTTCAACAAAAACAAGCATCAAAAGTTGTTATAGATTTACAAGGAAGTGCTTCTTCACCTCAAACGGAGAGTTATAACCAAAAGTTATCTGAAAGAAGAATAAGTTCTGTTACAAACTTCTTCAAAACATTTTCTTTTCCTGGAGCAAAAAGTTTGGAACCCTACATATCAGGAGGTCAATTAGTCTTTAACCCTGTTGCTAAGGGTGAAGTGACAAATGTAACACCAAAGGGTTCAGGTTCATACGAATCTGTAAATTGTAGTCAGAACCTAACAGGAAATGCTAAAATCTATTCAACCAAGGCAATGTCCTGTAGAGCGGTAATTGTTACAAAAATTACTATTGACCCAATACAACCACAACCTGAACCTCAAAATGTTGATGTAAATGCTAATTTAGCTTCCGACGGACTTAAACCACAACCAATAAAACCAGGTCAAGAAAACACAAGGAGTGCCGTACAACCTACACAGGCATTATACAAAGGAGCATCCAAAAAACTCCTGAGATATTTGTTGAGTGAATGTGATTACTTCCAAGTTCTCAAAGAAGAAAATCCGTTTATATACGATTCAATAAAAGAAAAAATCAAATATTTTCAACCAGCTTTCCATTCTATGACACCTGAAGGGTTGAATGCTCGTTTGACATTCCTTCAACAATGTATGAGACCTGGTGATACAATTCCAACGATTGGTCCAAACGGTGAAAAGTTATACAACGATGCTACAAACACGGCTTTCGGAGCTCCACCAGTATTAGTTTTAAGGGTTGGTGATTTCTACAACACGAAAATTATTCCTACAAGTTTGAATTTTTCTTACGAAAAATCATTTGACATGAACCCTGAAGGAATCGGAATGCAACCGATGATTGCCGATGTAACAATGTCATTCAACTTTGTTGGAGGGTCGGGATTGAAAAATCCTATCGATACCCTTCAAAATGCTCTATCGTTCAATTATTATGCAAACACGGAAATGTATGATGAAAGAGCGGAAGCCACAGAGGACACTTCCAAGTTAGATAAGGAAATTGTGGAGTTTCTCACAAATAATCCACCAACTGTGGGACAATCGAACGTTAACAACCAACAAAAGACCGATGGGGGTAATACAATTGGAACACAAACAATTACAGGGTCAACGTCATCAGGTTCTACGGGAACAATTGGTTATAAGACTTTTGTAGAAAATTTCATCAGTCAAACTGATGGTTATTTCACAGGTACTTTGAATTTCTTCGACAATATTCTAACAAACTACAACTATGGTATATTGTCTTTGTTAAATTCTAATGGTAGGGGAAATCCTGGGTATAACACAGGAACTGTCAGTGCCACTACGGTTAATATCTACGGTAAACCGATGAAATACCAACAGTATGTTCAAGAATCGTTTACTAAGTTATTAGCCGAACTAAATGCGGATAACTTACCAATCTTTACGAGTCCAGGATTTACGAATCCACTTATAACAAATGCTCAAAAGAGATTGTTCAAAAAGAATTATCAACAATACATTCAAACCTACCAAAGCGGATTCTTGAATGGTCTGACTCAGAATCTTACAACATTAGTGGAACTCGAACAAACATTGGTTTATAACATCGACAGAATCAATTTTGTTTTGAGTGGAGCAACTGCCAACACAACAGGATACGATGGAAAAATAAACGAAAAAAATGTTGCCCTGATTTACAGTACAACAGGAACAACTGAAACGGTTGGAGGGGCTTCTGTTAATACATTGAATCAGTTGGGTACCGATATTGGAACAATATCAAATAACTTAAATCAGTTCTTAACAGATTTGACTTCATACGAGTTATATAATCAAACAAGTTTTGACACAAAGACTTTCTTTTATACTCCACCCGCAAGTGAAAATGTTACCAATACTGAATTGAGTACTAATGTTGCTAAGTTGGAATACATGTTGATGTCAAGAGCTATGTTGGTCCCTGCAAATAAGAAAGGATTCATGGATAGTTTGGTTCTTGGTTTGGACCAAGCAACCACAAATGCTGTTAACTTCTTCTACGATGGACTAGGTAACAACGATTCGAGATTCAATAAGTGGACACGTGTTAATACCGCCAACAAAGAACTTCTAACTACTTTTAGAACAAGCACCACAGGAGTATCATACGAAGATTACAAACCAACAATCCAACCAAATCAAACAAGAATTTTGGTATTTTCTGAAGATTTATTGGCACCACAAACTAAGAAAACACAGTTACAAAATATCTACTCAGGTAAAAACGATACCGCTTTACCAACACCATACAATTTGAAACGAAAATTTAATTAATGGATTTATATTACAACAGATATCAACAATTTTTCGTTAATGGGGAACAGACCGTTGTCCCGTTCATTTCTTTGCCAAGTAAGACCACAGACCAAAGATACATTTATAGAACTGGTATTAGTAGGTTAGATAAAGTTTCCCAAGAATATTATGGAACTCCTTTTTTTGGTTGGCTAATATTACAGGCGAATCCACAATATGGGGGATTGGAATGGAATATACCGAATAACTCTATATTGACTATCCCATACCCGCTAGTATCTTCATTACAAGACTATAAAAATGGTGTAGACCAATATTTCTTCTATTATGGCAGGTGAGAATTCGAGTTACAATGATAATATATTTGTTGATTTTGACTGTCAAAATATTGTCTTAGTAGACCCAAACAAAATACAACAGGCGGACGGCACTGTCAGAGAAAGACAAATACACCCTGAAGAATTTGTTATGTACGCCAACTTGGAAGCAAAAGTTCTTCCAAGAACAAAACTTGCTGTTGGGGCACCTATTGATGATGCGGTACAAAACGTACAACTTGCCTCCATCAACTTTTTAAGACCTGGCGGTAAAACAAGATTGGATAATTCCTACTTGGATGAAATCACAGGATTGAACGCTGTTAATGGTAAAGGAACAAATCAACCAGGTAAGGCAAACATTCAAGTAGAAAACAAACCCAACGAATTTTATATCAAACAAAATACTCTTAATTCAATGGACACAGGTCTGATGGGTATAGAATCTATTAGAGTAAAAAATACCCGAAGTGCCACACCAACAGTTGAAATGGTTTTAATTGACACTCAAGGTAGAGCTTTGTTTGAGAAAGGAGAAAATTCTGAATATGCGGCATTCTTCAATTTACCTTACCCTATATTTTATTTGACTATGAAAGGGTACTATGGTAAGGCGATTAAATACCAACTTATTCTTACAAATTTCTCGGCAGCTTTTGAAGGTAACACGGGAAACTATAGAATTAGTTTGAAGTTTTATTCTTACAAATACACCATTTTGGCTGAGACACAAGTAGGTGCTTTGTTCGCAACTCCTTTTATGTATACCTCTGACTTTAAGGTTACCGCAACGGGCGCTGAACCACCATCAGTGCAAGCCGCTCGGGCCTCGGTGGGTAATACAACAAGTCCTACTGTAAATGTCAGGACAACAAAGGGTGCTGGTTTTATCAAAAATATGTATTCAAAATACAAAGCTTTGAATTTGATATCCAAAGATTTACCTGAACTTTCTTTACCTGAATTAAGGGCTAGATTGGACGTTTTAGAAAAAAATCTGCTAGAGAGTTTCGGACAAGAGGATTTTACACCACTCTCGAATATTCAGAGTTATTTCAAATTGATTCAAGAATTCCAAGAGGATGTATTTTCATCAAATGCCAACTCGTGGTTTTCACAATTTATTGACCCTAACAAGACTTTCGTTTACAAAACTCGTAAAAACGACAAAGAATTTATCACCACATCATACGTTTTTAATGAAAAAACAATTGCTTCTGAACAAACTCGACAAGATGCTATTGCAACTTTAAGAAGAATTGTTAATGAATACAAAACCCAACTTAATAAAAACCCTACACTTGGTTTACAAGGTAGTTTTACTGTTGAAGGAATCACAGATACATCCGTCAGGGTTAAAAAGTTAAAGAATATATTCGTAAACGACCCATTGAAAGGTTTAGACCAAGATGGTGCGGTTATTCCTGACACGTTTAGAAAATCAATTACCATTGAAGAAATCGATTGGGCGGCGACTTATGCGGTTAGAAATAAAATTAAGGGGACTGAGTTACAGGTTAGTGCTTTGAAAGTTGAAGAGGGGGTAAAATATTTCAGAACTCAAGCGATAAAATTGGAAAACCAACCTGTCCTTTTACCAACATATAATTTTGTATTTGAAGGGAATGATTATTTCTCTGGAATAATTTCGTTGATAAATAATGAAATTAATCAAGCTAAAGAAAAAGTTCTATTAGCTCTCAGTGCGTTCTTGGAAAAGAAAATTGAAGGGCCAAATGGTATTGGATTTAGACCTTCCATTAAAAATATTATGGCTATGATTTTTGCTTCCCTTGAAGCATTTTATCTAATGATGGACGATGTCCACACACAAGCATGGGGTCAAAGACTAAATAAAATTCGTAAACAAGCGGTCTTTAATCAGGTCACCACATCTGCGAGTTCTGATGGTAAAAACAATACACCATTTACAGTCAATGCCAACAACGGTCTTGCGGAAGTCCCAGTCTATCCTTGGCCTCAATACATCGTGAATACAAATTCGCCTGATGGTGAACAATATGAATTGAGGTATCCTGGTGCTCCAAGTGAAATTTCCAAGACTGGTGCTAATAATTACGAGGCTTGGCCGGAAGTCCAATTTGTTGAAGAATACATTAGAGGTTTGGCAAGAACGGCTGATAACCCCCCGATACCAACGAGTGATAATAATGAATCAAGAAGTATCAGAAGATTGTCAGTAAACGGTGTTGAATTCCCGATGACAAATTTTCCGTACAGTGATTATCAAGCTGTAAAATTTTTGTATGAAATTTATGAGAGAGTAATTTTAGCTGCTTATTGGGACAGATTGGGTAAAGATGGTTCAAATTCTTTGGAGGTTTACAAAGCTTTGTCTGATATTGAATCTTTGAATATTCAGACATCCCTATTGGGTACTAGTCCACAATTGACTAAGATACTCAAAAATATCGCATTTACTCCTGTAAACTATTTGGGTGTATTAAGACAATCATCTAATGATGGAACAGGACCTTCTTGGCAACAACTCATTAGGGGAGAATTTACTTCTGAATATCTGAGAGGAATTACTGATGTGGATTTTTCTTTATTATCAAACGACGTAATTAAAAACTCGGCACTGAATACAAACCAGCAGACTGAGTCGTTGACAAAGATTTCAGAATATATCAAATCCTCGACATCAACAACTACAGACATTACTGACCTTTATCCTTTTACTGACACCACATGGAATTCCCAAAATTTGTCAGGGTATAAATTATCTACTAATGTCTACAATACAACTCAAAGTTTGTTCCTGAATGAGTCGAATCGGTTTATATGTAATTTCCAAACTGACGAAAGTTATGATTCCTTGTTGAACAGTGCAATAGAAACTAGTTTGAATACTGGTAATCGTACAGCTCAGAATGGATTATCAGGTGTTAACAAACCATATACAAACGGATTCAACATAGAAAGTCCGAATTTGACAAACTCAAATGGACAGACGGTAAACTTATCAGCATTCTATACTGACCGAATAATTCAAAGAAATTATTTACCCACCGAAGGAAACTTGTTTTATGAAAATAAAACAGGAAGGGTAAGTGCGGACCAAACCACTTCAATGTTGAATACTCCAGTATTCTTAAATGCGTTAATGCAGGATATTGACAACCAAAGAAACGGCTCAGCAAATCCTTTTGTTACTTCAGCATACCTTTTCCTTAACTCACTTCCTTTAACTACCTTAAGGGAAAAATACAAAACCATCCAAAACTCATCTGTAACTGAGTTGGATTACATGTTTTCAACATTTACTAAGTTTGGTGGGGTTCACAAATTACCCTATGCGTGGATTCTTAAATACGGAGCCATTTGGTACAGATACAAAACACAGATTACGACTGGTGTGGACATTTTGAACCCAGTTTGGAATAATATCAACTATGTGGATTTGTATGACCCAACGACATTGGATGTTACCAAAGTCTATTCTTTTACGGACCAAAAAAATAGTTCGATTAAGTTAGTTTTAGAGGATGATTCTACAACATCTTTGGGTCCTATTAATATTACATCATCATATATGAATGTTGGGTTTTACCCAAAAGTTATAAATAACATTTATTACATGATGACGGGACAAGATTTGTTCAGTCAATATACTGACGCTGAAATACAAAATGCGATAGACGAAGGAATGAACGTTGGAACAATTGATTCGGCCAATATCAATTTACCATTAGGATATGACCCGCAAAATATTCTTAGAAACTTATCTTTCAATACTTGGTATGCCTCGTATGACACTGACAATTCTCCCAAGTTCCCATCAAGCTTAAAACAACAAACAATTCTATTCCCGAGTTTTGGTTCAAGTTATAACCAAGTCTATGCTGAATGTTTTTCGGCAAACACAAAATACCAAGAGGTGTTCGGTAATACGGCAGTCTATGATGGTTCAGCAAGAACTTTTTGGCAAGCCCCCAACTTTGGTTATTTTGAACTACCAAGTATTACCAAGCCTGACTACAATCAATATTTCAAAAACTTTAGTCCCGATTCATTTTCGAAAGACGCGTTTTCTTTGGAAAATAACTACGATACAATCGAAGAAATCTTTGGAGTTTTCAAGAAAGAAATTTTAGACTTATTTGAGGAAAGATTCTTAGATTTTTGTAGACCTTTGAACACTCTGTCCGTCGATGATATGGATGGTGTGGTTGTCACCAACAGAAATTTCCAAAGTTTATTGACAGAAATATTATCTGTTGATGTCATCGACCGTCAACTAAATTACAATGATTATGTAATTAAAGCTGGAAATGCTCAAACACTGAAAGTTGGTTCGGTGATTCAAACTTTGTTGGAATATAATGTTGTCTTTAGATACGGAAATCCAAGTAATTTCAACAGGAAACTTTTCG